ACATAGCTTTCGCTGTCATACTTTCGATATCAACTGATTCATCATCGGAATCTTTTGCTTTGACTTTTTGCTCTTTCTTAGTTTCTTTTGGAGTTTCGTCTGCTTCATCTTCTGAATCTGATTCTTCCACTCCCTCTTTCAATGCACTATTCAACTTGTTCATTGTATTGTACTCTGGTAGAGCTCCTAGTAAATCCATTACGCTTTTAGATTCTGTTATCGCTCTTGTTAATACATTTGTTGCTAACGGATATCTCTTTCCGAAGTCTAGTATTTCCTCTAAACTATTTTTCTTAATTTCCTTTGCAGCCTCAGCTATTGTCCAATTCTTCGCCATTTCTAAATCTCTCCTTTTTCTTTCTTTATTTTATAGTTTTGTTTTTCTTCTTGTACTCATTATATCATGAATACTATGCTTTGTACAGTTTTTATTGAATTTATTTGCTTTTTATTTTAACTCTTGTGATTGTATATCTCTGTATACTTTTAATCACTAGAACTTATTTTTATTACTCTATTTCTTCATTTACTTCATATTCTTCTATTACGTTGTCAACTGACTCTGTTAGCATATCTATGTTTCTTAGTACATCATTCATGTTCAATAATTCTGTATCTTCATTCTCTGCTAGTTTTTTAAAAATTCCTAAACTTTGTTGTAATTCTTCAACCTTGCTTAATAAATAATTTCTTTCGTTCATCTGAACACTCTCCTTAAATTTTTGTTTTGTTTTATTTGTTAATATCATTCTATCACATTTAGCTTACTTTGTACAGTTTTTTTATTAAATTTATTTTATTTTTTTTTACTATTAAGAATCCCAATCTTCCTCTTCTTCTTTTACTTCTGTACTTATCAATTCTTCTTTTTCTAGTTCTTCAATTTCTTCTGCTTTTTTAATAGCAACATTCATTGCGTCTCTAATATTGTAAAGAGAAGATATATTATCTGCGATAAAACTTCCTTTCAAGAAAATATTTGTTACCCTATTTCCTTCATCTACTTCTAACTGTTGAGCTATTGTAAATCCACCCTTAGATGCTTTACTGATAACTATGTTTCTTTTTGGCTGAACTTTTGCTTTAGCCAGCTCTATATAATTAATATCACCCATTCATAATCCTCCTATGTTTTTATTATTGATTCTTCAACTATTCTTATAAACTCTTGAGCTAAATCTTCTACATTATTATTCTTTACAAAATCTCCAAATATTATTCTTCCATCAGATGTAATTTTTAACAATATCCCTGATTCTGAACTAAACTTAATTTCAGGTTCTTGTTTACATTCATTTATTCTAACAACTTCTGGAAAATCATATTTCACTTTCATCTTCTGAATCTCCTTCTACTTCAATTTCACTCTCATACTTCACTTTAAATAAAGCGTCTTTTTCTCCTACTAATAAATTCAAGTTATCAACTTCCACAAAATCAGATTGGCTATTAAATTTTAATATCCCTTCTCCATCATGGTCTACTTTAATCTCTTTAATCCTGAATACACCTAGTTTGAATGCTTTATCATTTTCGTGTTTTACTACGATACTCACATCGTTGTTAAGCATTTGAATCAACTGTATATACTGAGACAGTTCATCGTATCTAGCTTTCATTGTTAGATTGACAGAACCGTTATTCGTGATACTATGTCCACCATATTTACATATAGTTTGTACTTTTGCTTTTACCATGCTTTCTTCTCCTTCTTATATTTATTTTCTCTTTCTTTATGGAACTGTTCTCTAGCGTCCTCGCTTGATTTGATTATTTTACTATTAACTGTTGATATACTTTCAGTGCTGCTCCAATCTATTCCACCAGTTATAATATCGTTATCTATAACTTCACCAGTTTCTATATAATTTCCTACTGATGTTATATGCTCTGGTCTTACTAATAAAAATACTTCATTAGTATTTAAGAACTGAATAGCGAACATTGGCAACTTATGAGTAGTAAGTGCGTTATCCTCTAGTATTCTTATATCCTTCTGAGATATGCTTATGCTCTGAGCGTCTGTAGATTTTAGCTGACAAATTATTTGTTCATTTTGTCCATCTTCTTTAACTATCCAACCTGACCCTGAATTTGGTGTCGGCTGTAGTCCTAGGCTTTTCATTACTTCTTTCTCATTTGTTCTGTAGAATTTACCACTTCTTCTCATATATCTTTTCCCCTTATGCTTTTTTCTAATGTATATAATAATTGATGAGCTATAATCATTAAATATCTTCTATCATTATCTTTTAACCTACTGTATAAGTTAAATCCAGTTGAGCCATCAAAGTCATACATAGCATAATAATAAGTTGACCTTTTAAATTCACTTTCTTTTGAAAGCTTTTGTAAGTTAACTAATTGTTTGCATAAATCATCAAATCTAGCGTCAGTGATAATTGATGAATCTAGCTCATAATATAATACACTATGTACAATAATTCTTCTCTGCAAATAACTTATCTTCTGCTTTTCACTCCAATAAGGATTATCAAATGTTATCTCTTCCATATCGATTCTACCCTTAATGGACAATCTTCATGTCTTGTTTTCTGATACTTCTCTTTCACCTTATCTTGATTATTTTTAAGTGTTCCAAGAGTACATCCCATTTCTTTACAAGCTACACAATTATTTGGCAGTTTTTTCATATTAGTTATTTTGATTACGGCTCTCACTTTGTTTTCCTCCACTTCATATTTCCTTTGCATGTTTCTAACATACTTTATAAAGCAGAATTTGCACATTACTATTTCTGACTTAATTTCCCCTCGCTTTAAATGTATCTTATAAAACTTTTCACTTTTAATTGTATTACAGATTTCACATTCTTTGCTTTCGGTTCTTGTCACTCTATCAAACTTTAATTTATCTTCTTCTTGCATATCGTTCCTCCAATAAACAAACAAGTGGGGATTACCCCACTTTGTAGTCTCTTTGTACTTCTTTCAAAGCTTTATGATATTTTGTATAACCTTCTGGTCTTAAGCTTCTAACTGTATCTAAATCTAAACCTTTAACAACTGCTATCTTTATAATTTTATTCAAGTCCATTTTATCTACTAGCTTTACTACCATAGTTATGCATCTGTAACTGAACGTTGTTCTTATTCCTTGTTGTTCTGATAACTTTCTTAACTGATGTATAAACTCTACTAGCTCAACATCACCTTTAGCTAAATTGACTTCTACTACTCTACTATAATCAAACTCTATAATTGCGAATCTATCAAGTGTAGCTTGGTCAATTACCATTCTCCCTGAGTATTGTTCGTCTGCTCCATTTCCAGTTGTATTTCCTGCCGCTACAAAATGTACATGATTCAAATCTAACTTTCCTAGAGGAAACTCAAAGTAACCATTAGCAATTGCTGCATTCAATAAAACTAATACTTCTGGAATACTTGCATCCATTTCATCTAAGAAGAATATGCAAGGCTTATCATCGTTGCATGCTTTGAAAAATTCTGTTTCATGATATTCTCCACCTGCATCTATAAATCCAGTTAACTTATGTTCTTGCTGAATACTATTCGCAAAATAGAAGTTCATATCTAAGTCTTTAGCAATCTGTTCAAGTGTGAAGTTTTTACCTGACCCTGCAGGTCCAACAAGATAGATAGGAATTTGCTCATCTATACATATCTTTATCTCTTCATATTTTTCATGTCTAACTTGTTCGTCTTCCTTGAACTCATTTTGTACTTCTTCCTTTTGTACTTCTGGTATTACAATATCTGTTTTAATATCTGCTTCTTTCTTTGTTGACTTTTTTAGCATTCTTTTGAAATCAACTGATACTGCATATTTATTATTTTCATCTAACACGTATTTGAATACTTGATTATTTAAAACGAATACTTCTAAGCCATCCTCTTTGTACACTTTACGTTTGTGCTCTTTCGGTTTAACCTTCTTACCTATCGTTGATACTGTAGTTACTATTACTTGTTCATCTTCTTGTGGACCAGTTAAGCATTTCTCAACCAATGCAATTTTAAATTCATTTTTCATTCGTGTTTACCTCCATTGAGTGTTTTAGTTTGTTTATTAACTTACATTCATTATATCATAAGCTACTAGGTTTGTACACTTATATTTTATAAATTTTCTAAATCTTCTATATTATTTATTTGCGATATATCTTTATTTATAAACGGAGGCAACAAATATTCTTTTCCTACCACTCTTCTAATGTTTTCACTTTCTATTGGAAAACCATAAGCTCTTCTAAATCCTAACGTTGTAGCTGGGTTTACTTCCATGAATCTGAAAAACAATCTTCTAAACATACTAGGGTGAACTAACGGATAAGCAAGCTTGCTTAAGTTTAATCTCTCATTAGCATTCTTTATTCTCACTTTACAATATACTTCTTGTTCTGAGGTTACTCCCATTATTACATTCAAGTTAACTCTGTAACCTTGAGCTTCTAACTTCTTCACTATTTGTAATGCTTTTGTACTCTGCTCTATTATTACATCAGTTCCTACCGACCAACTGTAACTGATTGCTTTATTCAATGTTATTATCTTCTGCTTTATCGGAACATTCTTTTTTGACATCATGTTAGTTGGAATACCTTGTAAGTATCTACTCACTGATGGCTGATATCCTACAACATCATATATTGTTTTTTGTTTTGTGTTTGGCTGAATTTGATTTTTAATAACATTCAATTTCTGTACTAACTTAGCTGACATACTGTTCCACCCATTTTGTAATAACTCTGTGGCTTCTTTAAAATCATGAGTTCGTGTAAAACTATAAGTTCCTGACATTGATTGTTTGTTAGCGTCTTTAAAAACATAATTGTATTCTGTCTCACTTATATAATTATAAAACTCATTAATTGTTTTGAACTCAAATATGTCTGCTTTATCTCTTCCGTATAAAGTTTCTCTTTTCATTTGTTTCACTCCCATATATTCGATATTCTATATCGCTGTATTTGTGTTCTTCACATTAAGTAATTTCTATCTTGCTGTTAATATCATTATATCATATATCTGCATAAGTGTAAAGTATTATTTTCATTAAGTGAAAAATATAATACTAATACTATAATAATATAATAATAATATATATAGGAGATTTTATCTGTTATCGCCACATAGTTGCTACTATCAAAATAGCAATAATAAAGTTTAAAGCTGACACTATTGAAATATATAAATTATAGATTAAGCTTACTATTAAAACATATGCAAAGCCATACATAAAACCTCTTAAACATGGCTCTAATATTTTGACTTTTCTATCTAACATAGCTATTCCTCCCTTTAATGTTCTAAGCTTAATAACTGTTTATTCTTTGGAATAAATCCATACAAAGCTATACATGCTGAATCTGCAGCATCGTCATTATACGTATACCTTTTTCCATCAATCTCAAATACACCTTTTTTCTTTTGCTTTGAAGCTGGCACCAGTATTTTATGCTGATACCCCAATTTAACTAAATACTGAATTGTTGGCCATTTATTCGGGTCTACACCAATATTATTACTTTTAGGTTTTGCTGTTCCTACAACTTGTGCTTTCCATGACCTTGTATCTGCTGAGTAAACTTGTATATTGTATTTATGAGCTATATCTACTATTGTAGCGTTTAGAGCTCCTATTGATTTTATATAATCTATATTGATAAAACCTTGAGAGCGTAATCTTATTTTCTCACAAAATATATATAGTTCATCTGGTTTCTTTTCTAGCATATTGATTATAAGTCTTTCTAGTCTCTGACTAATTATAATCCTTTTATCAGAATTGTTCTCAACTTTTGACAAATTTATACTTCCTATATTTTTGATATGTCCATCTACAACAACTGAGATACCTGTATTTTGATATGATTGGTCTACCCCTATAATTATCTTCTTATACATATAAAGTCTTTTAAATAAAGAGATATAGACTCTCAGAATACTAAGAGCCTAACTTTATTTTACCTTTACCTACGTTCCAACATGCATCTTTCATTACACAATCATTACACTTTTTACAATTTGGAGAGGTGGCTTCTTTATGACGTTTAACCATTCTACCTTCTAAGTAAACTTTATCATAATAGTAATTGATAGCATCTGCTCTCTCTATATATGTAGCTACTTCTTTAGGGTCATAGTCATAGACCATAGCTTTAAAGTCTTGACAGTTCTTATCATCACATAATGTAAACCCCTTATGAATACCTGTAAGATACATATACCATTGTAGTTGTTTAAATCCTGATGGATGTTTGTCCATCTTTTTGAACTGAAACGTATTAACTGATTTTACTTCACTTATCATTAAACCATCATGGAACTCTGGAATCCTACAAATTATATCTGGTGTAAAACTTATATGATATTCTTCATTCATTCTTGTAAAATCTAAATCTTCTGTTTTTGAATACCCACCTCTAATAAATAACCTTTGCCATTTCTCATGAACACAATTACCTTCTTCAAATATACGTTTTAAACCTACTGGGACTTCATGTCCTTGTTCTTGTTTATATATCAAACTTAGTACTTGTTTACGTATACAGAACTCTTTGTCACTCACTATAAAAGCAGAAGCGTGAAGACCTACTCTCTCTTGAGTTTCTAACCCTCTTGTCATAACATGCTTAACGAACTTCGTTTCTTCTTCTACATTTTTATCTAAATAGAATAATCTATTTAATATTTTTTCTAGTTCAGCATCTTGTGACGTTTGGATTTTAGTTCCGTTCTTGCCAGCTTGTTTCTTTATACTATCCATTAAGCTTGCCATTAATAATCCTCACTTTCTATTTCTTCACCATCGTTATCAAAACCTTTAGGAACTCTTTTACCATGTTTGGCTGCACTAGCTTTCATTAACTCTGTTCTTATGCTAGCTACTTCTGAGAAGCTAACAAAACCTCTATCAAAAAATAAAGGAATCTCACACTCTCCATATGGATTACATATCTTTGACTTCACTACCTTACACTTCATAATCATTCCAACCTTCTCGGTCTTGGCTGAATTTTTAGGGTCTTTATTTGGTATCTCTATCCAACCTCTACGAGCAACTTGTATTCTCATAGAACAAGCATGTTTTAATTTTCTTCCACCCGGTGTATCTGTTTTCTCTCCAAACATCATAGCATTCATTTTATCTCTGACTTGATTAATAAATACTAAAGTCGTTCCCGTAGTTTCTATTATTTCTTCTACTATAGGTAAATACTTATTAATTAATCTAGCAGTTCCCCCTATTCGCTGCTCTTCTACTGTATCTTTATCTGCCGCTTTTAAAACTTTCTCAACATCATCACGAGGTAACAAACTTGGAACTGAATCTATTCCAATTAAAGGAATACCCGCTCTTGAAAATTGTATTGTTTTATTAAAAGCATCCTCTCCATACTTAGCTCTAAATATTAACATTTGTTTAGGTCTGTTACCAAACACTCTTGCTCTCATTGCATCAAAGGTACCCTCTACTGGAATATCTAAACACAAATTATGTAACCCACATAAATGATATAATAGAGTTGTTTTACCCGAACCCTCTGGGCCAAATATCTCAACGACTCTTCCTTCAGGCATTCCACCCCCAGTTATATTATCTAAATCCTCAATACCTGTTGACCAACGCTTAATGTCTAAATCAGCACCTTTAGAGCCCAAAGAATATACAGTACCTTTACCCTCTTTAGCATTAATCTTAGCACATAATTTCATTATCATTTCCTTATTAGTTTTGGCCATTAGTATCTCCTTGATATTTAGGATTTTCTCTTACGTCTTCATACGCTCTTATAGCTTTAAAATACCATATAACACCACCATGTTCATCACTGCATCTATTTTCATCTGGTGTAATAAACATACATTGTTCATTCTTTATTTTAAGCATACACATATTATTAATATCACTATGTCTACATTTATTCATCTGAACACTCTCCCTTTTTATTTAGAAACTCTTGTATATAAAGCACTATTAAACTTAGTTACTCTACTTATGTATATTTTCTTATTAAATTCTAATGTACCTTGGTCTTTCATTATATCTATAACTCTTGACGTAACCGTTCTGCTTTTACATCTATCGTAAAAATCATCATACGATTTGAATATACCATTCTTATCTCTTTCAGCTACTATATATTCTGCTGCTTTTTCTCCTACTCCTTTTAAATTAGTAAATCCTTGTTGAATAACGTTTTCTCCCTCTGTTCTCCTAATACTCGTTCTAGCTTGAGAATAATTACAATGTGGTAAAAAAACAACGGCTTCGTCTCCAACTGCGTTTACACAAAATCTTGATATCTCTTCATCATCTTTAGCGTACTTAATTTTAGTATACCAAAACTCTGTTGGATAATAAACTTTATAATACATAGCTTCAAAACTTATCAAAGTGTAGCCTACTGCATGGCCTTTATTAAAAGTATATACTAACAGATTTTGAAAAAAGTCGTAAGCTTCTTTTTCTTTATAGCCATTATTCATAGCACCTTTAACAAACTTCTCTATCAATTCGTCTTTTACTTCTAAAACTTTAGCATTAGCTCCTGTAAGAGCTGCAGCATTCTGACCACTTCTCTTTTGAATCTTCATGACTTTATCTGCTTCACCCCAAGTCATCTGACCTATATTCGTACATATCGCCATAAGTTGTTCTTGATATACTATCGTTCCGTAAGTCTCTTTAGTATAATCCCAATACTTACTTCCCATTGATTCCTCTTTATTAAATTTGTTCTCTGAGTAAGTTAAAGGCATCTTTAAACTTAATGGCCCTGGTCTGTTCATAGCCGATGCTGCTGTTATGTCTTCAAAGCAATCTGAATCTATATCTATTAAAATGTTCTTAGCAGTAGCTGCACCAAATTGAAATATACCAGTTGTATCTCCTTTATTGAATCTCTCATTAATCTTTTCGTCTTCGATATGTTCTGAGATATCAAAATAATTATCTTTCCCCGCAAGTACTCTTAATTCTCCTAGCTCTTCCATAGTTTTAAGTCCTAAGAAATCAAACTTTATTATTTTGATTCTGTCTAAATCACCTAAATCATAATTTGAGAACGTCTTTCCTGTTTTAGAATCTATCCTTAATGTAACATAATCAAGTAGATTACCACCAGTTATAGCTACTCCTGCAGCATGAGTTCCTATGAATCTTACTTTTTGATAAAGCTTAGAAAAATGAGTCATTATATTGTAATACTCTTTATCATAATATTTAAACTCTTTCGTTGCTTTTAAAGATTTAAAATCTATCCCATTTTCATCATCATATTTTCTTATATGTTTTTTAATGGCCGCTATTTCTATCTTCCTTGACTTCTTTTCTTCATCACTCACATCTTTACCTGAGACAACTAAACCACTTACTTTTGCCAAATCGTTTATTAAATTATCTATCTTATACAAACCGTAATTACATATTTGAGCTGCATGTCCTTTATACTTATCTACCATATAATCTATTACTTCTTGTCTTCTGCTCGTTTCAAAATCTAAATCAATATCAGGCATGCTTTTCTTATCCATCCTCATAAATCTTCTAAACTCTAAATTGAACTTTATACTATCAACTGTTGTAATACCTATAATATAAGCTACTTCACAATTACAAATTGAGCCTCTACCCGGTCCAATGTTAATTCCTCTTTTCATAGCCCAATCAACATAATCTTGAACTATAAGAAAATAATCAGAGTAACCATGAAACTTAATTACTTCAAGCTCTGCTTTACATCTATCTATATATACTTTGTTTTTCCCAAAGCCTTTTTCTTTTAACCCTTTTCTAACTTCTTTTTCAAGAACCTCATAGCTATCATGACCTTCAAACATTTGAGGCAACTTTAGCTCTAATCCTTCTAAAATATTATCTTCTACTTTATCTTCTATTTGTTCTAAATTTCTAATCATAGATAAAGACATTTTCTTCGCTTGCTCTTCTCCAAAATCTTTCTTATGCATTTTATAAAATCTTACTTTTAATTCTTTTTCTGTTGGCATGAATCTTTCACCATAAGTTGCCTCTATATCATAATTATGTTTAGCTATTTCATGCATTACTTTATACGTTTCAAAATCTTCTCTCGAGCCATAATGGCTATCCGATGTAAGTATACATTTTATCTTTAATTTCACAGCTAGTTTTATTAGTTCTACATTTACTTTTTCCTGTGTTCTCATTTCATCAATTTTATAAGGTTGTATCTCTATATAATAATCTTCTCCAAATATCTTTTTAAATTTCTTCATAGCTTTTTCAGCTAAATCTATGTTACCTTTTTCAATAGCTTGTGATACTATTCCTGCTATACAAGCCGATGTACATATTACACCTTCACTGTGTTTTTCTAAATCTTCAAACAGTACTAAAGGTGTATAATATTTATGTTGTTCAGCTGCATATAATATCCTATTTATGTTTCCATAACCTACTAAATCTTTAGCAAATAAACATAAATGATATCTTGGCTTTTCTTTATTAAATACTGGCTGAAAGTAACATTCTACTCCTAGAACTGGTTTGATACCTTGTTCATTACAATCATAATAATGTTGAATCAATCCATTAGTATTACCATGATTAGCAATCCCTAAAGAAGTATGTCCTAATTCTTTTGCTATCTTAGCTATTTCCTTAGCTTTTCCAAATCCATCAAATGTCGAATACTCATCATGTCTATGTAAATCAATCATAAAATAACCCTTCTTTTCCTACATACTAATAATACTTGCCTATTCATTTCTGGATACGCTAATAAAGATATCAAACTTCTAATATATCCTTCTGGCATTAAACCTTTTAAATTCAAATAGGTTTTTCCAATAAACTCATCATTCTTAAGTAAATCATTATACTCTCGCTCTTCTAAGCTCCATCCAATCTTTTTTTCTATTTTAAAGTATATATTTAGTATATCATATATCTCGTCATATGTAAACTCAAATTCATGGTCATCTGGCCAAACTCTTTCTTCATATATACCATCTAAAGGTGGAGTAGGAGTTGTTAATAAAAGATAACTTTCTTCTTCCATAACATGATACAAATTTTCTATAACTTTTTTAGCTGATTCTTTTGAACTCATATGCTCAATTACTTCTGACATTACCACAACGTTAGGTTTACATCTAAGAGTCTGTATAAAATTATAGAAGTCTTTACTTTCAATATCAAATAACTTTATGCTAGCATCATCCTTATATCTCTTAGCATCACCATCTATTTTAATCCATTCAGTACAATATGTATTAAAATTTGCTACGCTCATATATTCCAAAGGACTATCTCCTGCTCCTATTTCTAATATCATATTTGGTAAATTATATCTTCTTTTATCAGCTAAATCTTTAATAATATTAGCCATCATTAAATTTCTATTGTAATTAGAATAAGACCAGTGCTTTGTTAAATCACATTCACTAAAGTTTTGAAACTCACTATTTGAATTATTCACATTCATATATTATAGCACCATCCTATATCTTCTTTTGTTAAATCTTCTTTGAAAAAATCTTTACCATATTTTGAATCAATATGCTTTTCTAAATTAACTAAGAATTTTTCTAAATCTTCTAATATAAATTTGAATACATTTGATGGATATAATACATCACACAAACCTAGCATTTCATCACGTCTTTTATCACCGTAAATAAAATCTTCTTCGTTATATTCAAATACATCAGAGTCTTTATCTGGACAATACCAGTTTGTACTTCTAAATTGTCTAGCTGTATTTATATAAAAATCAGCCTTTCTGTGTATAAAATCTTTACCTATAATTTTAACTAAAATAGGATATTGTATACATAAGGCTGAAATCATTTGATAAGCTAAAACATTATCAGTTTGTGGCTGAATCTGTTTATCTACTCTATCATATATAAATTGTAAAGCTGTTTTTAAATCCATACTCATAAAATAAAAAGTTTCTAAGCATCTTGGCATTATATATCTAGCATCGTGTATATTTATTTCTTTTGTTTCTACCATATCACAATATAACGCTTTAGCATCTTCGCATATTTTTACATATCTTTCATCAAATTCTTTGGAGTTCTCTATTGACGTTGGGATTAAAAACCCTTTATCATGTAAAAATTTATCACCAGAACATTCTGCTGAAAACGTTGCATTTCTATATCTGAGAATATGAGTTACTTCTTGTAAGCTTATTCCTGATATTTTAAAAGTCAACTGAATAGTTTCCATAGTTGTCGGCAATATCTTTTTACTAAATATATGATACATAAATTTATCTTGTGTTTTTTCACTCATATATTTATTAATTTCATTTTTATTCCAAGGTCTGTCAGCCCATGTAGCGTTAGCAAAAGCAATACATCCAGTTCTTACATCTTCATATTTAGGAGCCATTATCAACTTTACATCTATTGATTCTAAATTATTTTGATAATAAGTATATGGACTTTTATCAAATTTCAACCGCATTGGAAAATCTTTTTTCTTAAGGTTATTATTTATCGGCATTTTAAATCATCCTCAATTTCTTTTAGATTTTTCACTCTTACTACTTTTTCTTCCACGTCTCCTTGATTATAAATATTATCTACTAAATAACCTTTGTACCCCATTTCAGCTATATCGTTTATATAATATCTATTATCTTCAATAGCAAAATCTATACTTTTAAAATATTCTACTATAGTTAGATGTTTCTTAAAAGAGAAGAATAAATTATCATAATCTAGCTTATTCTTTTTTAGCCAATTAGATGTTTGAGACATTAAATTTTGATGTAAATTTACTGGTCTAGCTGTTGTAATAATTATGTAATATCCTATTGATTTTAAATAATCCAGTAATTCTACAGCTCCTTCTCTTACTTTTAAATTCTCTTTAATTCCACAATTTCGATACTCTTCTTTTAATTTAGTGTATTCATTATAACTTATTTCATTTTTCATATCATGCAAATTGTTATAAAAAAATCCTGTCTTATCGGCTACAAAATCCAACCATGTTTCAGGATAATAATTCAGTACACCATCAATATCTATTACGCAACTTTTATTCATACTTTACTCTCCCAGTACTTATTTATTATTGTATCTATTCTTACTGAGTGGTCAACTTGAGCATATCTTCCTACTAAAGTTACTCCTTTAATATTATTTACATTCAAATTTTGCACTATTTGTATCTGCTTTTTTATCGGTCTGAATGTATGAGACATTTCATTCAATAAACTTTCTGGTCTCATACTTTCATAAATACAATAGGTTTCTCCTTCATAAATAAACTTAGTCATTCTTTTTACGCTATCTTCTGGGTCTAAATTATAAATATAATCATACCCTTTAAAAGAATCATCATCTACTTTTATACAATAAAAACACTGCTCTACAAAACTTTCATCTTTTTCTTTAGCTATACTAGCTCTTCTATAAGGTCTACCTGATAGCATTTTAGCTAAGTCAAAATAATCTATAGTTGAATAAATATCATTGCCACCCATTCTTATTAATCCATCAATCAGTTCTCTATGAATTGGCCTTTTAACTATCTTTATCTTTACTAGCATTTTATTTAATAGATTTATTTCATTCATATCCCAACCATTAATTGTACTAGCTTTTGCTGACATTGAACTTTCAATTATATTAGAGTTTCCTCTTGTTTTTAAAATATACTCTATTCTTTCTCTTTCAGTTGCTTCACCTTTTATTTGACACGATTTGTAATATCCTATTTTAAAATCTCTAGGCTTATCTTTTATTCCTAAATAATCTAAAAACTCAATTACTTTATTTGAACTATTATGTAAAATTCTAGGTCCTAAAGGAAAAGGTGATTTCATCTGTCCACCATAATCTTTACTGAATAAAACTGGAATCATGGCTGAGTTATTTTTAAAACAAGTAGCCAAAGTTAGTCCTGATAAACCTGCTCCTAATATCACTTTCATATTCATAGTTTTTCACTTACTTTCAAGTCTTTTAAATGCTCTACAACAAATTTAAAATTATCATATTTACATAGAATTTTTCTTAAGATTATTTTTTCAAATCTTAGATTAAATAAAATACTATGTATAGTTAAATCTTTTCCATGCTTTTTACTTGATTCTTCAATATCTGTTGGATTTACTAATATAATAATAGCGTCAAGCTTAAGCAGTTCTAACTCTATCTTTTTCAAATACTTGCTATCATACTTTCTTTCCATCAAACCATACACTGCTTCTGATAAATAAAATCTATCAATAACTATATCAATATCTTTATTTAAGAGTTTTAGCATATTAACTGTTGTAAGGAATTTTTCTGCAATTATTTCTTCCGTGAAATGTTCTGGCTTAAAAACTTCATCTTTAAGAATTTTAAAGCCTAAGTCACTTTTTAACTTATTACATAATGTTGTTTTTCCTACTCTATCTATACCTTCTACTATAACTATCATTTACTCGCTCCTTTAGTATATAAGTGAAACTGAGGATTATTCCTCAGCACCTAATATTTTGTAATTTTTATTTATTTTATCAGATATTTCTTTTAGAACTTCATCAGATGTATATCCAGAATGTATAGCTATATTCATAGCAGTTATAAAAACATCGGCTATTTCTTCTAACTTTTCAGCTGAATTATAAGAACTGTTTCTGTGAGTTTTCCAACGTTTATCAGCTTTCATTACTTCACCCAATTCTTCTACCATAGCTTGTATATGATAACTGAAATGTTCTAAATTATCTTTTGGTAAATCTTTTACCTCTGTAACTTCTTCTTGATACTCCATTTGCTGAGTATAGCATGATTGGAATGTTAGATTTTTAATCTTCCCACTCGTCATCGTCTTCTTCCTCATCGTCTTCCCAATCATCAGTAGCTTTATCAAATTCTTCTAAAAGTTTTGCATAGTATTTAGCTGGCTTTCTAATTTGACAATCTATATCTTTTTCTTTGCACATAGCATATAATTCTTTCGGAGTCATATCTGAATAATCGATTTCGTCTTCTTCTTCATCCTCGTCTTCTTCTTCGTCCCATTCGTCTTCTTTAGGTTTAGACTTTTTAGCAGGTTTTGTTTTAGCTTTTGACTTAGCTTTAGTTTTTGTTTTTTTAGTTTCTTCAATATCATCATCGTCGTCATCTTCTGAGTCATCCGTAGGAAACGCTTTATTAATTATTTTTAATATCGCTTTCTCAGATAATGGTTTTGCTTTTTCATTTCTGAACTTTTGCTTATCCATAGGAACTACATTAAAAGTTTTATTTTGAGCTTTACCATTAACTGACACTACCATATCTCTATCAATCAAAGTTCCATAAGTTTCATATAAAGCCATAAGAGCAGGAACTGGTGAACAATTGTTAACTGCAAATAAAAACAGCTTAACTTCTTTCAAGTCATAATCCCATACACTCCAGCAATATAAACTTCTTGTTCTTAAATCTGAGTCTTCGCAAAAATCACAAGGTAGTCCAAAGTTTTCTTGGCATGGAACATTAATACCAGCTGCAAAGCTATCATGAAAAACTACTTCTAACCCATCGTCCATATCTGTTAAAAATCTATATCTCTTTTTGTCTCCATCTTTTAAATAAGCGAGTTTACCTTTGTTAGTACCTGATTTTTTTACATCATTTTTTATCTTACTTATCAATCCCATATTTATTCCCCTTTTGTTTTTTTATTCATCTTTTCAAATAGCTCTTTAGTCATATCACCTGGGTCTTTTACTTTTCTTAAATAGCAAAATCTTTTTACTTCAAAATGTTTGCTTAATTCTGCACTTCCTTTTTTACCACATTCATCGTTATCTAATGCTGAAATTATTCTTTTAATTCCTTTAGCTTTAAGCTTTAATATTTGTTCATTTGATATCTTCCATCCTAAAAGAGCTGCTACATTTCTAATTCCAAATTGTTTAAACTTTAGCATATCCATATAACCTTCTACTAAATACAAATCAGATTTATCATTATATGTTCCTACTAAAGTTGTAGCTCTACTAAAACCAGTATTATATAAATATTTTCTTTTCTTTTCTATGCTAGGTAGCATTGTTCTACAAACCCAACCTTTAAACTCTCCATTATCTAACATAGGAAATATCAAACCATAATGCTCATTATATGTTATTTTAGCTTTACACGAATTTAAAGCGTTTTCTGTAAATCCTCTTTTTTTCATATAGTCTCTAGCTTCGATAACTTCTTGAGTATCATTGTTCTTCCAATCTATTTTACTTAAACAATAATAATAATCTTTAGCCTCTATTAAATCTTGTTGTATATTTTTCTTTCTTTCTTTTATTCTCATTCCTAATTTAATATGAGCTGTTTTTTTTGACTTCAATATTTTATAATATTTTTTTAGAGACTCCATTTCGCTTAATTCTTTTTCTGCATATCGAACAAACTTTATAGCGTCTCCATTTAATCCACAACCAAAACAAATCCATGAGTTTTTTATCAAATCTACTTTCATACTTGGATTTATATCATTATGAAAAGGACATACTATCTTCTGCTCTGATGTATTAGCATTAGATATAAAACCGTAATAGTATAAAACTTTTGCAAGTTCATTTCCTTTGGTATTCTCCATTTAGGACACACCTTACTTTGCTTATTGATTACCTTCTTTAACTTCACTAATTTGTATATAAGATGATATTTCTTCTACTTCATATGTACCTTCTAAATCGTCCATTGTTATTTTGCCTAAGCTTTCTAACTGATTTAGCTTATCGCTGTCAACTGTTTTTTCTACAGTTACATATTTTATAAACTCTTTAGGCTCTATACCTTTTTTCTTTAAAAGAGCTACCATTCCATCCCAGTTATTAATTGAATACTTTTTTAGTATCACTTCTTTACTTGCTTTTTTACCTAAACTGTCTTCAACTTTATAAGGATTAAATATTACTCTATTTTTTGTTATCTTAGCACACTTTAAAGTTTGAGCTTGTACAGTAGATTGCAAAGCACCTACTTTATCACGTTTCTCTGACATTATATTTTGCTTAAATAATATGGCATCAACTTTTTTATTATCCATATATTTTAAAATCTTTTCACTCATAACTTCTTTTTCTACTTTAAATTCTTTATTTAAAAACTTGTTCTTAACTGCTTTCTTATGTAAAAGTGAAACAAGTTCTTTCATATCTGTATCTTTATTTCCTAGATGAAATACTTTTGCCATATCTTTTACCCCCAGTTAGCATATCGAATACTCCACTTGGCCAACGCTTACCAGTTTTTACCCAAACTATATCTGTGTAGGGTATGATATAAATAAATCCTCTTTTAGTCTCTACTTTTAAAACTTGCTTTTTTGTTGATTTATTCACTATCTTAGCAGAACAATATTTGTCTTTCTCTTCTTTAATTTTAAAAGCTACAAGAGTTCCAATAGGTGCTTTGTCTACGTAATGTAGTCTATTCTCTACATCATAGTTATCAATCTTAGTATTTTCGGTTTGTTTCTCTTCTTTAATTACCGTATCTTTACTAATAAGTTCAACTTCTTTTACCTTAGTATCTGTTTCAGTTTTGGTTTCCTCACCGTTTACTCTCAAAGTTGTATTATTGATTGATTCTGTCGCATCAATTATTTTCATAATCAATACTGGTTTAATCATTTCCCATCTACCTTTAATTCCTAGCTCTTTAGCCATATCTCTTAATTCTTTAACAGTTTTGTTTGCTAGCATATCCTTATGCCTCCTTTTGTATTTTATGCAGAGTCGATTAAAACTCTGCATTCTAGTTTATCTTACGATTCTAGTATATCTTTGTTTGTACATTCATTATATCATAAAACTGATAGTTTGTACACTTTTTATTTATTAATTATAAATTAAATATATTGTCTATTTCTTCTTTCAAATCATCTGGTATTTTAGTTTTTAAAACATAAGTATTTGCAAACTCTTTCGCTTTCTCGTTTTCAAAAATATTTTCTCCAGTTCCCTTACCTGCCATTTTTTCTATGTTTCTTTTAATATAAATCATCTGCTCAGTAGATAATCCACAATTAATAAATTGTTTTGTATCTTTATTATAATTCTTTGATGTAAAAACTATATTTCCATAAAAATCAGCAACAGACATTAGCATAGACATGAATTGATTATTTTTAATCTCTGCAGTTAATATTAAAGTAACTTTGTCATCATCTTGCTTAGCATCTTTTACCCATATTAAAATTCCTTGTCTTTCAAATTCTTCAATTCCTCCTACTCTCTTTGGATATCCTTTTAATAGTTCAGAAATATCATCTAATGAAATTTCTAAAGGAGTACTTTTTGTTCTATCATATGTACTAAAAATATCTCTAGCGAAAATCTCTTCGATGTGCTCACCCATTTTTTTATTTAATAATAGGTTTTTTTCTTGGTCTATCATTACTAAATTGATATCCCTTTTTTCTTTTAGTGTTTTTTCCATTTTTAATTTTCTCCTTCTTGGCCAATCTCTTCAGCGTTGGTAGGCTAATTCCAACGGACTAGGTTTCCCTAGTTTCGACTCTATTTTATATATCCATCTTATTTCCATTTTGGTAAATACTTGCTACCCAAAATCCTTTAGATTTGCCATAGTTCATTTCTTCTTCTGAATTTGCAACTGTTAATTTTTTGCCGTTTGACATTAACCAAGCAATTCCTCTTTCTACACTAATTTCAATTGCTAAGCTTACTTTGTTTTCGATTTCTTGATTTGTCATTTATTCCACTCTCCTAAGTGATTATTTGTTTTGTTTTTGTTTGTACAATCATTATATCACGATAGTTTAAATATGTAAACATTTATTTTTATTTTATTTAATTATTTTTATTAATATATTCTTCAGCAACTTCATCGCATTTTGTCTTCAAATTATCAGTAAGCTCCACCACTTTCTTTGTCTCTTCAAATTGCTCTTGCTCTGTTAAGCTTTTGCAAGCTTCTTCGTCTATCCTTTTCTGTAAAAGTTTTACCCAGTCTTTTAACCACTTTGGTAGCTCTACACTCATTCTATCTAAATTTTCTAATATACTTATCAATTCATTAAGTATAAACCATATAGCAATTAAGAGTCCAAAGAATGTCGGAGTCGATATAGTAACACTTACAATACTTGACATAGTTATAATTAGCCAATCTAAGCATATACCAACTCCTACTGCAAATAGATATCCTACTTTTTTAAAAATCCCTATAGTTCCTATTTTTGAATTAAGTCCTTTATTATAATCACAAGGATTTATTCTCTTTTGAATAACTGAGGCCATCATTCCTGTTGCATAATCTGCTAGCATAACTAATGTTAAGCCCAACATAACAGGAAGCAATATTCCTAGTTTAATTGATATGAATGCCCCGATTGATGATAGTATAAATTTTACACCTCCTAATATTAAGCTAAGTTTAGCTTCTTCCATATTAATCTTCACTCCTTTTATTTTTTTGTTTTGAGTTCCATTAAAGTCATATTACAATACGTAGCCATGTCTGAGAGAGTGTCTTCTAAGCTCTCGTCTACTGTTCCTTTATTGTTAGTAAGTATTAGAGTTTCTAATCTATTAAACTTATCGGACAACCTCGTAAGAGCAGCGACTAAACCATACTTCTGCACTGATACTCCAAAACTATTCCCATACTTTATATTTTTACTTTCATACATATCAAGTTGTTCTGCTTGTATTTCTTGTAATAAAACTACTCTTTCTTCTTGAGTTAAATTGTTAGTATTCATATATCCACCTTCTTTCAATTTATATTTGTCAACGCTTCTACAGCTTTAATGAGTTCTTCTATTTTCGTATTAGCTATTTCTAAGTCTTTTTGTATTTGAGTCTTTTCAATAGGTATAGGTTCAAACACTACAGGTATAAAATTCTCTATCTTTAAATTTTCCACCTTAAATTCTACTTCTTCTTTCAAACGTACAATCGGCATTTGTAATAACTGTTGATATAACTCTTCTCCAATAGGTATACATCCAATACAACCTTCTTCACTAATATCTTCTATATCATAAAAACCTATCGCTCTATCTTTATCTATATTGATAAACATTTTGCACCTCCTTAATAGCCTATCGCCATCCATTCTATATTGTGATTTTGTCCATTAGTTATATCAGATAAGCACACTACTCTTACATTAGTTAATGTTGCTCTATAATTAAGTTGACCTCCACCTATCCAAGAATCAGCAGCTTGTCTATTGATATTTAAAAACAATCCTGAAAATCTTGTAGGGAAAGCTCTAGGGAAAGTTATCGAAGTGTCCATAGAACCTGATGAATTTCCCATAAAACTAAATGCACCAAAATTTATTATAAATTTTCCTCCGAGTCTTATATAACCATTCTGTGCCATAGTTTCTTGGAATAAATCCGCTCCATTTAACCTATAGCCTGGTGCGTCAAAAGTACCTAGTAAACTTAATACCCCACTTGTTGTATTAATTAGCCTTACGTTATAATCTTCAGCAGAGGTTTTAGCAAAATCAAGGTAAGGTATACCACCATTGCTACTCCTTATCTCCATACCAACGTTACCAGTATTTTCTGCTTTAACGGTTGTACCTATGATTTCTCCGCCTACATCCAATACTCCATTTTCATGTATCTTACCTATCCCAACTCCTGTTTTGCCCCAAGACATAGTAACTTTACTTACTGACATAACCACAAGAGAAAGAGTGGTAAAAAGCTTATCTATTAAATCTAACCTAAACTCAAACGCAGATAGAGCTGAGTAAGTGCCAATCACGTTGTTTGAATCCATAGTGGTAGCACCTAATGCACTTGTGCCAGTAGCTTTTGCTGTGCCCCAATCTGATGTACCTCTTAATCTACTATATATTACGTAAGTAAATTGATTCTTTGAATTTACACTCGATATAGTTCCTTTTCTTATTATCTTAGCGTAAGTACCTAAAGCATCTAAGGTACCGTTCGATAAGCATCTCTCTACTGTAAACTCTGTTATTGATGGAGGAGCGTAAGCTAATACGGTCACATTGACTGTCTTAGTAGCTGTTCTACCTCTACTGTCAGTTATAGTAGCTACTATTGGAATGACTCCACTACCCTTTATTGGTAAGCTTGTTGCTGTTTTTCCATCATATATTACGCCCTCAAATAAATAACTATATTTAACTATATTTGAGTATTTAGCCCCAGCTTCTCCACTTACTGTAAAATTTAATCTACTTAACCCTTGAACATAAGTTCCCAAGCCTATAGAGTTTTTAACCAAGTCAACGAACTCTGAGTATAGCACAGTTGTAAATGTGGGTACAACTGAATCTGGAACTATTGCTATCGCTTCTCTTGCCGTTGCACCTCCTATAAGGGTAGAACCACTTTTTGTCTGACAATATAGAGTAACCTTTGCCATAGGAGTATCATATAAAGCCTGATATAACTTATTCTGCTCATCAGTAGTTAGCACTAAAGTAGTACTTGTAGTCAATCCTGTTCTAGTAGCTATAGTTACATTACCAGCCACCAAAGATATATCATGAGTGAATGTGGTACTTGCTCTCGTCCAAGCCACAGGAATACTATCACCTATGTAAAAATTTGAGAATAGAGTTATTGGACTTGCTCTTGGTATAGTATTCAAATCAGAAGCTAAAGTACCTGTATTCACATTATCATAATAAACTCCACTAAGGGTTACCTTAATATTCACGTTACCCGAAACACTTATTTGTTTCTTACCTTCATTATCATGTTGTATTACCTTAGAAGCTGTAAATAACGTTTTTGTCTGGCTACCTACCAACGATACATTAGCAGAATGAGAGTAAGTTGTACCATCAATTGTTATTGTTACTGGTTTTAATTGACTTGCATTTATATTATAACTACCGCCTAAACTTATTAGTTTTAAAGCAGCAGTCACTGTACTTGTATTATTGATTACATCTTGAGTCGCTGTCCAATCTACTTGTACTCTATATCCTGTTCTCCATGTGTTTCCAATACTTCCACTTAAAGCCATTAACCTGACGTACCTCCTTCTCTTTCTCCAATCCACTTAATTAGTGTTATGTCACTATTATATTTTTCTATTTGATGTACTCCTACTATAAGGCTATTCAAAACTTCTAAACTTGTTATTAGCATTTTTTGACCATTTATATAGGCTACTACCACTCCGTTGTCTATAAAGTCTATTTCTGAATTGCCTATAGTGATATTAAGGGGACTTTCCGATTTACCTATTTTAAAGTTGTCTCCCGTAAAATCAAAGTAAGTTTTTAATTCACCCTGACCCTCTTTCAAAGAAGATATCTCTATGCTTACTTTATTATCCAAGATATCAAGTTGAGTTTCACTATATCCTATCCTTGATAATACATCTTGAATCACAGCCCAACCAACAACAACCCAAGTTGAACCACTCCATTTTTTAAGCTGAGATGTACTTGCATCTATCCATAGCATTCCTGTTGTAGGACTTACTGGTTGAGAACCTTCTACTAAAATATTAAGATTGTGAGTTCCGGCTACATCTGCTATAGGCTTAACCCAAGCTGTTTTTGCTTTACCTTCTTCTAGCTTAAGTTGTGAAGTGTCTAAATTAGCAAGTGTTAAATCTGTACCCTCTGTTACACCAGTTGGGAACACACAATTATTTCTAATTTTAACTGATACTGATACTGCATTCTCAGGAGTAATAAATGTCACTGGATAATCAGAAGGACGTGTTTCTAAATTAAGATTGGTATTAAGTTTATACCCTGTATAAGTACTTCTGAACCTCATAGCATCTTCTTGCGCTCCAGACATTCCATGAAAACTCTGAACAGGAATTATATTCCCTAATATATCTTTAAAAGTGAGTTCTGTCCAAGTTTCTATATCCGCACCATCACCTATTGTATTAAATAGAGTATAAATTTTTCCACTCTTTATAGATATTGGTAGCTTAGTAGTTAACTCATACCTTGAACCTGGCCATTCCTCTTTAAAGGTTATATTCCAAGCTGATTGCAGATTAGGTATCAAATTTAAACCCCATACATTTTTACTAAGTAGTTCTTCTTTCTTCACACCTAGTTTTATCTCAGTTGTATTTTGCAACAAGGCACTTTCTAAATTTGACATTTGAGTTCCAAGATTACCTGTTATCACATTTAGCTCTTCTTTTTCTATCTTAGTATCAAGTTCTAATTGTATGTCTTCTGGAGCTTGTTGATGCTCAGTAGCTATATTACCCTTCTCAAGTTGAGGTTTAGCTATCCATATATCACCACCACTTCCTGCAGTATTTCTCCAAATGTAGCGCAACAGTGTTTTACCTGACGGTATCGTATAGGTATGTACGACATATCGCCAAACCCCAGCGACTATGGTGTAATAGGACAATATCGGGTATATTGTAGTGCCATCCCCCCATATAGCAAAAAATGATTGCATATTAGCCATTGTTGCTATATTGACATTTGCCTTGAGTCGATATGATACAGTGTATGTTTCTCCAGCAACTACCGAAATAGTATTAGAATACATATCTCTACTTCCACTAGTTGGAACTACGTTACGCAAACTGTTATCACCCTCAAATAGCTCGGCGGTATCTCTAACACCTTCTCCCCAGTTTGTGGTGTCCTTTATCCACGTACTGTTTAAAAATAGGTTCTTGCCACCAACAATCACGTTGTCATATAAAGGACTCCAAGTATAGTCTGTAGCTGTGGTCGATTCGGTAGCGGTAGTCTTGTTTACGGCTATACCTAAAAACCGTTTATCAGTGGGGCTATCACTCATGCCACCACCACTTATATTATCCGCATATTTGACCCAAGTATAGGTTGTAGTGCCATTGGCTCCTGTTGCCCCTGTAGCACCATCTTCACCTTTTATTAAAGACCAAGTATAATCAGCGTAAGTTAAACTTTCTGTGGCTGTAGTCTTATTATATGCAAAACCAATATATACTTTTCCATCAGGGGTGTCACTCATTCCAGTAGTTGGGGTAGTTGCATATTTAACCCAAGTGTACAGTGAAGCTCCTGCTGTACCTTGAGTTCCTTGCACTCCTTGAATACCTTGTAATCCTTGCGCTCCAGTAGCTCCTGTTTCACCCTTAATAAGTGTCCAAGAATAAGAAGCAGGATTTGTACTATCAGAACTAATGAAATCTGTATACTGACCAATGTATGTTTTTCCAACTGAATCTGTTGTACTGAATCCAGAACTACCTGTACCATTTGTAGCATAAGCTATGTGTAAGTATGGAGTAAGTCCATCATCACCTTTAACCCCTTGAATACCTTGAGAACCATCAGCACCTTTTATCAAAGTCCAATTATATGCCGATGGATTAGTGCTATCTAATTCTACATTATCTACATACATACCTATATAAGTTGCTCCTACTGGGTTGCTTGTTGAGAATCCTGTAGAACCAGTAGCAGAAGTTGAATAGGCTATATGGGTATAGGATGAAATACCATCGATACCTGTATCACCCTTAATACCCTGAGTTCCTTGAATACCTTGTAACCCTTGAAGACCTTGCTCACCCTGTTCCCCTTGGTCACCTTTATCTCCTTTTACAAGTAACCAAGAGTAATCAGCTTTATTACTTGAGGGTGATATAGAAGTTTGATTATAAGCATGACCCACATATAGCTTACCAGTTGATATATCTGTCATACTTGAGCCATCTGGATAATCTGAGTATTTAACCCAAGTGTAAAGAGGTGCTTCACTTATAGCATCATTCACATATTGTTCTGATGCAATACTTTCTACACCAAGTCCATTAATCCAAAGCTTTGTACCATCCCACTTTAAAGCATAATCATCTACTGAATTACCTATAAGGAGTGTACCGTTAGTTAAGTTAAAACTGACTTTACCTCCTTTTAGTATGCCTCCTACAAAAGCATCAGCATAGAAACCATTGCCATCACCAAAAGTTGTCCAGTTCCATTCTCCATTTGGTAATTTACTTCCAGCTATTCTGAAAGCACCACCCAGTAATTGAATAGCCATTGTAGGATTTCCAGTTAAAGGCTCATCCATCGTTAAAATACCCTCTCCAGCGTCACTTATGTATACATAGCCTCCAAGGGCATTCATTCTTGTATTAAGTTCTTCAACTAAGTTTTTCAAGAACTGAGAATTAATAGTTCCATCTTTATCTATTATCGTTGCTCTATCCCATACACTTTGCTTACTTTTTAAATTATCTATAAACTTATCATTGCTAGAATTATAATCTGATAAACCATCTATATAATTTCCTAAAGTTACTTCATCATTAGTTGAATCTAATAAATCATATACATATCTTATAACTCTAGCTTTAACTCTTATTTCAGGAGTATATTCTCTATCTATAACAGATGCTATATCTCCTAAGTCTACTCCTTCATGTTCTAAATTATCTACATCTTTTAAATCAACTACTTTGCTTTCGTACGTTACTATCTCTTGACTTACTTCTAAATATTTATCATAAGTAGCTTGTATAAGTTCTTCTGCGTCTGTTATGTTATCAAAGTTTATACTATCAAATACATGTACTTTTCCGTTCTCTGAGTTTCTACCATATACTTCTTTTTTAGAATCTAAACCTAGCCACTTTTGACCTAAAGGTTTATTTATTGGATTACCTTGAGCTACATCCCAAACAATATCTTCAAAAGAAATTCTTCTCCCAAAACCTGTAGAACCTTCTATCTCTTCGCCTTTACCATAACCGTACAAAGCTGTTATTATATTTCCTTCTTGTACTTTTCTTGTCATTGATATTAAATCTTTTGAGTTTTCGTACCTTTTACCGTTATCGGTTCCTAACTTAGCTAGTAAATCAATATATCTATGAGTTATTTTATTTCCAGATATCTCTATTCTAGTTCTAAACTCACACTTCCAAGTTTTGATAATATCATTTAAAGCTTCTTTAGCTGATACATGATAAAAATTAATACTTTTAATTCCTAAATCATCAACTATTCCTACTTCCCATCTTGATGTTGATAAAGCATTTTCTAAAGCTATATTAGCCGTAACATTGTAAGGTCTTACATCGTCTAAATAGTCTCCACAAAGTTCATAGATAGAAGACTCACAGTATAAAGATTTCGTCACTCCTTCTTCGTTATGAGGTTCTTCTATACCATCTACAACATGCTCTTTCCAAAAACCTAATCTATCTTTGAACAATATTCTGAAACCTTTTAAAACTTGAGTAGATTCTTCTTCTGGAAATTCAAGTTTCAAAGAATCTACTCCATTAATTATTACATCATGTTTTGCTATAGTTACTTTTTCTAAATCACATATATATTCTTCATCCAAATCTAAAAGTTTGAACATTTATTTATAGCCACCTTTCTATATAGCTTATGTCGAAAATTGTGCTTGATGGATTGGCTATAATTGAATACTCTCCACTAGGTATAAAAAAGAAATCACTCTCTAAGCTTACTTTTTTATTTATCAGAACTCCATTCTTAAATACTTTTCCTAATAATAAATCTACTTCTACAACATCGTCTACTAAAAAAGAGTCTATAATATGAACCTTCTCTCCTGTGCTCAACAATGTAAAAGTTACAAAACTTGTGTTTTGTTTTATGGTAGCATTTATTTTTCCTTTTGTCTTGTAAGTTCCTAAATTATTTTTTTCTTGAACACTATAATTTGTAATTACTTCTAAGCCATATTTAATAGGATTACATCTAAAGTTAATTGTGAAATCATTCCATCTTCTTTTTCTACTCATTTCAATTAAACCGTAAACTTCTCCTATATAATACTTGTCTAAAGAATCCCAAAATCTTAACTTACTTCTTTTAGATAACCAGATAGTTGCTTCACTTACTTTATTTGCTATATCTATTTCATCATTTCCTAAAATAGCAACTTCACAATTTATATTAACATCTTTATAAGAATCGTTTTTACTTATTATCGTATCATTAGAACTATTAAGTTCTTTATAACTTTTTTTACTCTCAGGAATAAATATAGGCGTATAATTTATCAAATATATATATTTATTCGTAGAAGTTATATCATCAAAAACAAAGTAATCATTGCCCATATTTATCACCTCTCTTTTCTTTTCTTAATTTTTAATAACTCTTCATCAGTAAATTCCGCTGTTGCTTTTGCTATAGTTCTTCCATCCAAAGTTATAGGAACTTCTATAACATATTTATTATTATTCTCAGTATCTTTATTATCCGAATCTGATTTATCATTTTTTTCTTCATATTCTTTTTTCTTCCTATTATACTCTACATTTATAGACCTATTAAAAATACCAGTCTCTGCATCTATTTCACTTCCAATACCTGCCATAGCTAAATCAGGTTGAGCTTGTAACATACTAGACATATTATCAGTAATACTTTTTACTACATTCATCAATGTTGGCATTTCTCTTTTCAAAGTAGAAGTTAACCCTTGAATCATATGAGGCATGTAACTTTCATAATCATGAAGTGGCCCATCTTCTGGAACTGAGAAGCCTAAATAACTTTTAATCTTATTAGCTGCTCCCTTTGCAGCATCTCCTAAAGCTGATAGTTTTTTATTAACACCATCTATGAAACCATCTATCATATCTTTACCCCAAGTAAGAGCTTGTTTAGGTAATCCTTTTATCCAATCTATTGCATTATTAAAACCGTTTACTACTGCTGTCTTCATGTTAGCCATTGCGTTAGGTATTCCATCTTTCAAACTATTAAATGTCTTATCTACCCAAGTTTTTATAGAATTTAAAGAATCTGTAAAAGTTTTCTTGATACCTTCCCAAACTCCCTTTAAAAAGTTCCATATAGCATCAAAAATATTAGTAAACAAAGTTGCAATTGCTTTCAATATATTCAATATTATATCTTTCATAGAAGATAAAACGCCTTCACTATAATTCCTAATTCCATCAACTACATTTGACACTACTGTTTTTATTGCGTTCCATATCTTATCAAAATTTTCTCTTAATCTTTCCATAATATTATTTATTGTTTCTTTAGCACCTTCAAAATTTCCAGCTATCAAATCTAAAAATACTGCTACTAAGCCTAGCACTACTACTTTTATTGAATCCCAAATAGTTGTTATAATAGTCCAAACAGCTGTCATTATATTACTTATGTTTTCGAAAAAAGCTCCAAAGTGTTCATTTATGAAATCTAAAATTCCACTTACTACTCCTGATAAAAATTCATAAATCGCATTCCATACTGTAGTAAATATATTACTTATACTTTCTCCTGAGCCTTGTAAAAATAAGCCTATATTTGTAAATATTTCTGTTATCATTAAAGTTAAATTATTCCAAGCTCCTACAAGATATTCAACTACACTATTCCAAGCATTAGTTATAGTCTCACCAATTACTCCCCAGACTACTTGTAGTACTCCTAATATAGCATCCCATATTCCTGTAAATATACCAGAAATCATAGTCCATACACCTTCGAATATTTGTTTTATTCCATCCCAAGCTAGTTGCCAATTTCCTGTAAATACTCCTGTTAAGAAATCTATAACTCCACCAATTATTTGAATTAATCCAGTAAATAAATCCATGATTATTCCTATAGCTGCAGCAAATATCGGAGCAAATACATCAAGCATAAAACTTCCAAAAGGAACTAAAATATTGTTCCATAAATCAGATAACATACTTCCTATTTTTTCAAAAATAGGAGTAACTGTTTCTTTCATCTGATTAAAAGAATCTATTATTTTATTTCTAAACTCTTCATTCGTTTTCCAAAGATGAACTAATATAGCAATAAAAGCAACTACGGCTGCAACGATTAAAATTATTGGTCCAGTAGCTAAACCTGTCGCTATTTTAAATAAGGCAAACGACTCTTTAACTGCCGCAACTGCTTCAGATACTTTTACGAAAATTTTTATAAGATTACCTATAACTAACAATATCGGCCCTATAGCTGCTGCCATCAATGCAAAAGAAATTATAGACTCTAAAGTTTCACTATCCATTTCATTTAGCTTGTCTACAAATTCACCTACTTTATCAACTATGGCTCTAATCTTAGGTTCAAGTATATCTCCTATTTTTATAGCAAGAGTCTCTATTGCTCCACCTGTTTGTTCTAAAGAACCTTTAAGGTTATCTTGCATTGTTTCGGCCATTTCTGTAGCTACACCTTCTGAATTGTAAATTGCACTTGATAGTTTTTCATAATCCTCAGGTGAAGCATTAATTATAGCTAGCATACCAGACATTGCTTCTTGACCAAATATTGTAGCTGCAACTTCCGCTTGTTGAGCTTCAGTTAAGTTTCCTAAATTACTTCTCAAGTCTCCCATTACTTCACTTAATGATTTCATACTACCATCTGAATTAGTCATTGATAAGTGATATTTATCCATCAACGCTGCTGCTTTATCAGTTGGTTTAATCATTCTAGTAAAAGCTCCTCTAAGAGAAGTTCCTGATTGACTTGCTTTTATACCAGCATTCGCCATTAAACCTAAAGCTATACTTGTATCTTCTACTGAGAAACCTAAAGCACCAGCTACTGGAGCCACATACTTAAATGATTCTCCTAACATTGATACATTAGTATTTGCGTTACTAGAAGCTGCTGCTAACACATCTGCAAACCTTCCAGAATCTGAAGCTTTTAATCCAAATGCAGTCAGAGCATCTGTTACTATATCTGACGTAGTTGCTAAATCTAATCCATCAGCAGCTGCAAGATTCATAATACCACTTATACCTTGTAGCATATCTTCTGTTTTCCAACCAGCCATTGCCATGTATTGAAATGCTTCCGCTGACTCACTTGCGCTAAATTTAGTCTTAGCACCCATCTCTATAGCTTTATCTTTTAGAGATGCTAACTGTTCTCCTGTTGCTCCAGATATGGCTTGAACTTTCGACATACTTGCGTTAAAATCTGATGATGTTTTGACTGCTGCTGCTCCTATCGCTAAAATAGGAAGTGTTACACCTTTCGTTAACGCTCCTCCGACAGATATTAAACCTGCACCAAACTTATCTAATCCTTCTAATTTTTTACCTGTCATTTCTATACTACTTTGTACTTTAGATAAATTACTACTAAAATTATCTATATTCAACATCATCTTAGCCATTATAGAACCAACTACATTCGACATTAATTATCACCTCCATATTCTGAAATTTTGCTAATACTTGATAAAAAAGGCTAGGATTCTTTATCTCTAAAAAGTCCCAGCCTCTAATTTTTTAAGTAATGGATTTTCTTTTACATCCTCTGGAAAATGAGGAACTTTTTTGTTGTCTATCTGATTTATTATATAGACACAAGCTTCATCAAAACAATAAGCATCATATACTTCTTCAATACCTATTAACTGACTCGGGCGTACTTTGTACATCTTGCTCATCGATAGTAAGTCCAATATCTCTCGGCTTTTCACGAAACGTTTCTAAATCTGCTACACCACCTTGTGTCCAATTGAATATTTCCATCTTTTGGTCATCTGTTAAGTACTCAGATACTTCTTGATATTTTGGCTCAATCATAGCTTCTTCACAAACTACTTCTAATATCTTGCTTATATTTGAAACACCATCTAAAGAGCCTAGTACATCTTTTGCTTTATCTTCTTTATCTTCTTTATTTTCTTTATTTTTAACTGTTTCAAATAATTCAGTAGCATCAGTTAAAAGCTTATTTGGTATCTTTCCACTTTTAACTAAACCTAAAAGACTTATTCTTTTTAATCTTAAAGTAATCTGCTCACCTTTTTCAAAACCAATAATATTTACTTCTGTTGTACTTTTGTTTTTCATTTGCTCTATTGTTATAACGCTCATTTTAAATTCTCCTTTATTGTTTAATAGATACTTATACTACTGTTAAAACATACTCTGTATTGAGACCACTTTCTAAATCAAATACTACTAAGATATCTCCTGTGACTAAGTCTCCTGACGTTTTCTGTACTCCTAGCGTAGTGTTAATTTTCTTACTGCAAATGTAACTTGTTGATATTCCTAATAAGAAACTAGAAACTGTAGTAGCAGCAGGAATATCTGTTATCGTTTCGTCAAAACTATTAAGTGTACCAATCGTAGTTGACGTGACTATCGGAGCTATCTTGATTGGTAACTCTAAAGCATAATCAATCTCTTTAACTGGCAACCCTGCTTTTGTTGCTTCTCTAGCTCTTATTGTCATTTCTGGAGCATAGAACTCTTTTCCTGCTTTAAAACCCGGAGCAGTTCCTGAACAATTGTTACAGATAACTTTTACATAATTCTTAATACTATCACCTTCATAATTAGCTACATAGATTGTAGCTCTAAAGTGTTTCATATTAGTTGAACCTTCTGCAATCATTGGAGCTCTATAGCCTATAACTTCTCCTGTTTCGTTTAATTTTAAAACTCCACCTTCAATTAATGAAGCGATCTCTGGGTCAAAAGTATTATCTGTAAGCTTAATATCATATCCATAAAGTAAATCAGGAGTTCTAACTACAGCTAATATTCTATCATCAGTTCTTTTGTTCTCTTCTTCACCTTCACTTACTACTGATTCCATTTCAGCAGATTCAGCAGTCTCAATATTACAAACGATTCCGCCTTCCTTTGGTAGTTGTGTAACTTTATCAAGTTCTTCCAATACTACTAATTTTATTCCATAAAGAACATCTTTCATTTTATACCTCCTTTGGTATTCTAATATCTACATATCTCATATACATGCTAATTTCTGTATCTTTATAATCTTCACTTAAAGTTCCTGTTATCTCTAAGTTTGTTCCTTTTAAATTACTTTTAATTATTTCAATCATTCCGTCTAATTCTGAAATAGAAGTATCAGGAACATAACACATTATTCTATAATATTGCCAACCACCTATTATGTTATTACCTACACTTTGACTCATTCCTTTTAAAACTATATAAGGAGTTTCGCTATATTGATATTTTTGTCCTATGCTATAAGTATCAAAAATACTATCAAGATATGTAAATAATATTTCTCTATTCCATCTTTTCATAGCTATATCTCACCTCTATTTTATTACTTTCTCAAGATAGATAGCAACTGATTCTAAAATTTCAATTTTATGTTCTTCTATTGATTTTTCTAATATAGCATATTTACCTTGACGTGCAAGTTCTAACCATACGCCATAATGTACTTGATGCTCAACTACAGCTGTGACAGTTTTTGAATCTTCCCAGTAAGCTCTACCAGTTAATCTTCTCTGAGCGTCTCCAGTTCTTGTTGTCCAAGGTTTATTTACTTTAGCCCAGCCAGCCATCTTAGTAGCTGCTATTTGGAGAATCATAGTTAACCCAGTATAATCTTTAGAACTAAACTTATAATCGATATCTTTTATTTTTTTAGATAAATCTTTAGCATCAAATTGTATTTTAAAATCACCCATATTTTTGAACTTCTTTCAATTCAGCAGAAAGAGTTAACAACCAATATATATTCATATCATTTATATTATTTGCATCTACTACTGTATATCTTTTTAACTCATCTTCAAACCAATCATAGATTTTAAAATTGGCTTGTTCAGTATAAGGAACAATGCAAGTATTTGTGATTTCAAATTTCTTGCCTCCTTCTACTTCTTTTATTTGTACTTTTCCAGAAGCATTTATTAATAGAGATTTAAAAGTTCCTAAATCATCTTGACTTTTTAACTTAGTACCTTTCATTTTATCTTGTTCCCATAAAGGTCTTTTGTATGATATATCTTTGCCTAATCTTCTAACTTCTAAATCAATCCTACTTCTAACTTTTTTTAAATTCTGTGAGCTCAAAGCAGCTATATCCATATTAGTTACCTCCTAGAATACCAGAGTTATTAGGTCTATATGTTGAAGCTAATCTCTTATAGTAACTTGATGTTTCTGCCATAGATAATCCTGTAATAGAAATACTACCATTTTCTGATTTAATTATCAAACATTGATATATAGCCTTATTTATATCACCATCATTTTCATCTATATAAAACTGTAAATCATCATCAGAGAACATACTTAAACCAGCTTCTTCGTCTCTAAGAATTTTTCTCATTCTTTGTATATCTGTTAAGGCCATAAATTACACCTACTTTTTTGCTGACATGAAATTTTTGATTCTTTCTTTTGCTTCATTTACATTTTTAGTTCCTGTCAATTCAATTTCATAATGGTCTGCGTAAAGCTTAACTTCTTCTTTACTCCAATTACTTATTGGTTTTTCTTCTATCTCTATAATTTGAGCTAAAAGTAAATCTTCTTCTCTTGTATCTTCTTGCGTATCTACTTCTTCTACTACTACAATTACTTCTTCAAATCCTAGACTCTCATAAGATTTTACTGCTCCTCTAGGAATTGATATCTCATTACCTAATAAATTTTTCATTTTAACTAAAGACATTTTACTTACCTCCATTTTATTTTATTAAAGAGTTAAAGCTGCCTATACGGCAGCTACTGATACATCCATAATATAGATTTCATCTGCCGCTTCAAAAGAAGGCAAACAAACTTGAGTAACTTTTGTTTGTACATTTACTGGGTCTGACTCTTCAATAGTAGTAATTGCAACTCCTGTGTCTACTATTGATACGTTTGCGATCGCACTCGTCATTAAATCTGATTGTTCTGGTGTAGTTCCAAACCAAGTATTACCTAGAGTTTGTGGTGGAAGTAATACAAAGATATCATCACCTACATATCTATTAGTAGCTCCTGTTTCGTCTACATATCGTTTATCATTAATAACAATATCTATATCCACTTGATTAGAAATGTATTCAGCTAGTTGAGAATCTGTCAGAGCTCCTACACCGTTTGTTAACACAAATATTGCTTTCTTAATAAAATCATTATTCCTAAGCTTTCTCCAAGTAAAAGTGTTACAGATCGCTCTTGTTACAGTTGTTCCTGTTTCATCATAAATTAAATCTCTAGCAACTCTGATATCTTCTAATGGGTCTGCATTTGCATAGTCTGCCCAAGCAACTACAGGATTACCTTTGTGAGATTCTGGAACACCATAATCATAAACAAAAGCTTGTCCATTTGCTGACATAGCAACAATACCAGTTGTAATACATTGCATTCTCATTCTCTCTCTTGAAACTGCCGCTGACTCAATCAATCTAATTTCATCATCAAATACTTTTGTCATAACAGAATCTATGTAAGCTTGATTTCCTGTTTCCAAAACTAAATTAAGTTCTTGTCTTAATTCCTCATCAACATAAATTGACTCTTTAAAGAATGGCATAGAGGTCATTAATTTATCGAACCCTATTCTTGTTCTTGGAATAGCTGCTACATCAAAAGCACTTGTCTTTAATACTACTGGTAATCCTTTTACACCTTTAATCCATTTAAGGTCTATACCTCTTTTTTGGTTATCTGGAAATAATTCTTCACCGATAAAAGATTCTTTATCTTGTGTAAGCTCTAACCAATAAGCTGACAGTTCTTGACTTGTTATTAAATCAAATATACTCATTAATATTTATCCTCCTAGTTTTTAATTTCTTTTATTAGCATGCAATGAATGTTACTTTTGCTTTTAATGCTTCTTTTACTTCAGCAGTTATCAACGCCTTTGTTACTGTATCTAATCTATTAGTGTTTACAAAGCCAAAGATTAACATAGTGCCATTTGCGTTACCATCTGTTACATCAATATCATGCAATAAAACTCCTACAGCATTTGATTCTAATTCTACTATAGCTGCTTGTGTAAAAGCTGTAGTTCTTGCATCTATATCTCCTGAGATTGGAGTACCTGCTTTAATTATCTTTCTACCATCAACTGCTGTAACTCCTGCTCCTGATACTACTACTCCTAAAGAATATTGAATCTGAACATTAGCAAGAATTTGAACTGGGCCTGTGCTTGTTGTTTTCTTTATACCTGATTGATTAAACATTTATATCCTCCCTTATTTGAAATACTTTGTTTTCTTTGTTTGTCCTTTTCTTTGAGCTGCTAATCTTGAACCCATAGAATCTGATTCTTCTTTCTTGTCATCTTTTAAATTCTTAATACTATTTCCTGTTCCTTTTTGACCAACTTTCTTTTTCTTTTCATTTGGGTCTTCGATTATTTTAGAGTCTGAGAAAAAAGATGGATATTTTTTCTTTATTTCACTAACTATAGTTTTAATATCTGCATCATCTGTCATCTTTGCTGCAACTAAAACTATTACATCGTCTACCATATCAGCTTTAGCACCAAGTACCATGGACTCTGCTTTAATCTCTGCTTTTATAGCTCTCTGTTCTGCTTCTACTACTTTTTGATTAGCTAAATTTTGTTCATCTACTACTTTTTCTTCATCAGTTTTTTGAGCTTGTAAAAATGCTTTAAACTGTCCAAATGCTTTGTCTGCATTCTTTTCATCTATTCCTAAATCGTTTAGAATAGAATTTCTACCTTGTTTCTTTTCTTTTGACATCATTCTACTTACTTCATCTTGAGTAAAAGTTTTGGCATCTGTTTTTTTATCTTCTGGCTTACCATCTACTTTAGCATCTGTCTTATCTTCTACCTTATCTTCTGTCTTGTCTTCTACTTTGTCTTCTGCAAACATCTGTAAATTCATTTTTAGCATTTCATCATTCATTTTCTAATTCTCCTTTTATATCCATTTTATATTTGGTAATAGTATAAGACCGAAAATCTCGGTCTATAGTTTGTTCGATATCCTCATTATTATTTATTGTCGCAATCGGTCAACGACTTTCTTTAAAGCATTTTGCTCTTGTATGATTCTTTTAACAAGTCTATTTCTTTTTTCGTATTTTACTTTATAAATAATCTCATTCTTTTCTTTTCCTAAGCTATCAGATAAAACACTTAGCTCTTCTATCAAAGATTCTGTTTGCTCATTATTTACACTTACTAAATATTCTTTATCACATTCTGGACAATTAAAACTTGCTACCGATAATACTTCTTCTGTTTGTATGTGATACTTTTTAATCTTTACAGAATCTGCTTCAAACTCATGTTTGCATTCATCACAAACTATTATTTTTATTGAGTCTTTAGCTTGTTGGTATTTCTTCATGTCTGTTTTTTTATTCTTGCTTTTATTTTTCATCTACAAAACCCATTTGACATTTAAGCTTGAACACTGTGCCATCCTCTCTTCTCACATCTGTTCCGTTAAACTTTATCATTAATTCTGTTCTGATAGCTGTTAAGATATTTCTTAAATCTTTGAACTCTTGTTTTTGCTTAGTAGAAACGTCTCGTCCGAGTTTGCTTAATGTTAATTTTTGTTTCATCATCACTACTGTTTTAGCGAAAAGTTCTGATGTTACTTTATTGTCTATTTGCACTATATGTTTAAATCCACACGTTTCACAATCATAACTTGTAATCGTTAAAGATTCTCCATATTTTGCAGTATAGCATTTTGTAACATTGACATTGTCAGATGAGACACTAAATAATTTACTACAGTTTGTGCAGCTTACTTTTAATTTCATTATCCACTCTCCTAAGTAATTTGTTTTTGTATCTACTATTATTATAACATATATATATAAATAGTACAACTTTTATTTTAATTATTTACTATTTATTTTTATCTCATATGTTTACTCCAAATATCTATATCTGGATATGTTCCTGTTGGACTATTACTCCAATCTCCTATCTTACTAGCTATATTTTGTAGAGAATCAGGAATGACTGCTATTACGTTACATAATCCCATTGGATGGTCAAGTGGTAAACTATCTTTATCAAATATCTCTAAATGTCTTTGTCTACATACGTCACAAGTTCTATCATGTATCAATTCACTTATCCATTGATATCCTGTGATGAACGGATTATAATAAGTTGTCTCTACAAAAGCTTGTTGATATGAATGTTGAATTAATGTTCTTGCTAATCTTTGTGCATTGAAATCAACTACTTTGTTAGTGTTCGGATATACTTTACTCCATGACCAATCTTTCTTAGCTTTTGGGTCTACATATTTTTCTAAATCTTTGGCTATATCATAAGAACTTTTATTCTCTATAAGTCCTTTAGCTATTACTGAGTGAATATCTTTTAAAGTCTTTTCTTCTATTGACCATATTCTACTTGATAAACTCCATCCACTATTATACACTTTACCTGATGAGATAGCTTTAACTACTGAGTCTGGAACTCCTGAGAATAAGCCAGTTTCTTTTATACCAATCTTATTAATAAAACCTTCATTCTCTTCCGCTATTACTCTTGATAATCCATACATATCACTCTTAATTCCTGTCTCTATTTCCCATGATATGATTTTTATTTGCTTTCTTATCTTTCTCTCTAAATCATAAAGTCTAGCTCTTTCTATAACTTTTGAACCAGACTTAATATTCTTCAATGCTCTTGCTTCTTTACCTACTTCTCTTGCTGCTTCTTTGTATAAATTTCTTATCTTAATCTGCTGCTTCTTTGTAAGTTCATCTTTCATCTTTTCAGCTTTTTTTAGATTCAACTCAGCCACTCAAAACACCGCCTATTCAATGACTTCTTTTTTTGTGTCTTCTTCTATATCTTCTGGTTCATCTATCTGTTGCTCATCATCTATAGTCTCCACAGGAGTACTCAAATCATCATCCATCTGAACTTCTGTTTCTCCACCTAAACCACTTGTACCCATTTCAAGCATAGACAACTCTAAAGCAATCTGCTCAAGTTCTTCATCTGCTTCTGAGTCTGTCAACAATCTCCATTTCTTCATATAAGATTTCTTAGATAGAGTTTGTGCTGATACTTCTGCTAAATCAATTTCTTTCTCTTCTATTTCATCTTCTGGTAATGGATAATTAACTTCAATATTTATTTCATAATCTGATGGGAAAAATACTTCCTCTGTATACTTTTTAATAGTATCTGGATATAACATAGCACCTTCTATAATTATCTTAATTATATATTCTATAGCTGGGCCCCATACTTTCATCTTCTCTTTACATCTTACTATTAATGGCCAGTATATAGCTTTGAGTGCTTTACCTGACGTTATTACTCCCGCCATACTTTCAAGACTTATATCTGGTATATCTACTTCTTCATGCATTGAAGCTTTTATTCTCTGTAGAGTAGTTGATAAAGCTTGACTATAAGACATACTACTTTCCAAGATTCCTGCTGATGGATTTCCATGGTCAAGATTTTGGTCTGATAGTAAATCCCAAAAAGAACCCGGTGATGTGCTTAACGACTTAGTAGAGTTTGTGTCCATGTCTACTGTATATTTTACTGGATTCATATTCTTACGTTCACTATCTATATCTGCATTACTGAGTCTACTAAACCACTTTTCATAGTCACTTAAAAGTTCTACTTCTGACTCTCCTTTAACTTCACCAGTTAATCCATCATTAACTATAATAGATACCGGTATTCTATCTAAAAGAGTTGGCTGCAAAGGTGTTACCTCTTCTACTAATACTCCTCTACCGTCATAAAGTCCTTCTTCAATGTAGCATACTGGTTTAGCTGATTCATCACCAGTTTCTTCATCTTTTTCATAAAGTAATATATACTTCTTTTTAAAGATTCGTCTTTCATCTAAAGCAACTTTATTCTTCACAGTAGTAAAGCATACAAACTTTGTTAATATTTCTGTGTTATCCATTCTAGTCTCATATACAAAATTAAGACTAGGCAAGAAGCTTACAGTAACTCCAAACTCTTCATTAAAATTAGCTACTAAAGCAACTCTCTTGCCTATGAAACAATCTCTTGCTGCTTTTAAAAGAATACTTTCAAACTTATTCTCTTTAAGAATTTTATTCACTAAACTTTGCATTCTTTGTACATTATCTTTTGCATCATCTGTTGTCTTCTCTACATTACCTTGAGGCTTTATTTTAATATCTGGCATTTCACAGAATAAGAATCTTGCTTCTTTATTTATCAAAGTTGCAGTCTTCTTATATCTTAAGTCAGCCGGCAAATAATGTCCACCACTTCCTTCTGGTGTAAACGCCATACCTTTTTTATATACACTGTAGAGTTTTTGTATCTCACCCATTTCTCTTAATACTTCTGTTGCTGAACCATCCACTTCTGAGTTAAGTATAGCATACGGTATCTTGTTATATGCTGAGAATACAGTTACATTACCTTTATTATTTTGTATCGTTGGATTTGTTTCATTTGCCATGTTTACACCATCTTTCTATTAAGACATTAAATCGAATAGCTTACCCCAAGTTTGAGAACCTGTTTTGCCATCTACTAATAAATTATAATTCGTTTGGAATTGTCTTATTGCACTTGCTGTCTTAGGTCCATATTTAGCATCTATGTCTCCATTATATAAGCCTAAGTATTTGAGAACTCTTTGTACCCATGTTACTGCTATATTATTTGTATAGTCTTTCAATATTACTTTCTTAGCTGATACTCTTGTAAGTGGCCCAGGTTTTCCATCTACATCTAACGCAGTTACTTTACCTCTTAACAACATATTGAATCTTGACTGAATATCAGCTATAGTTGGCTTATCTATAGTTGGCTGAGACTGAGTAGGATTAGATATAGGAGTCTCTATTGTTTGATTAGTTTCTGTACTACTTAAGTTCTTATATCTCAATACAGCGTTGACTACGGCTTGTGCACACTGTTGTCTGTAGTCTTCTTGTAAGAGTCTATTTCTATCTTCATCATTATTAATGAAGCCATACTCAATGATTACTGTTTCTACTGAGCCTGTCTGTCTATGCATATAATAATAATCTCCACCACTACTATTATATTTTTGTTTAATACCTCTTGAAACCATACCATCAAGTTTAACTAATTCTTCTAATATAAGCTTTCCTAGAACACCTTTACTTTTTACAGACACTAGAACTTCTGCTCCTTTACCCGGCGTACCTGCGTTACTATTAACATGATGGTCTATACATATATCAACTCCTGAGCTCTTTACTTTAGCTGCTCTAGCATTAGACTCTGTATATACATCTGTTGTTCTACCTCTAATAACACTTACATTAGCTTGCCTACTCATTAACTCTGAGAATCTTGCATCTAAATCTAATGTTAGGTTTTTCTCTAATACTCCATTAGAAGACGAGCCACCATCTTTACCACCATGACCTGCGTATGATAATAGCTTTAACATTATTCTTCACCTTCTTCTGTTTGTTCTAGCTCTACTATTCCTGTATTTAAGTTCTGTTTATTTGAGTCTGCTAAACCCTCACCTATCATATAAGCTATCAGTGATGCTCCTGCCATAATCAATGCTGTAATCTTAGTTGCTTCTGTGTCTGCTACATTCAATAAATACATAAGACTTGTAGTAAATCCAGTTACTGCACCCCAGAACTTTCTACTTGTTAATTTACCAACCCAATCTACTTTCTTCTTTACAGTTGTAGTTACTGTTACATTTGCGTTTATATCTTTACTTGCCATTTATATCATTCTCCTTATAATCTATTTGTTGAGCTTTAACCCAAGCTCACAGGGAGATATTGACCACTTCCTTATAAAGATTATAGTTAACCTGCTTTACTGTTAATCTTTCTATCTTTTAAGTCTGCTACTATATAAGTATCTAACCCATACCATATTGCACTGAATGTATGAGGGTCAATATTGAAATCGTCATATATTACTCTACCTTGTTTATCCTTCTTATATGTTAAGTCTCTTAGTTCTCTTATTACATTCTTGCATTTAGGACTACATATAATCTTCTTGAATCTTTTTATCTTCCTTGTATTACTGAGTCTTGAGCCTGCGAACTTGTTTCTGCAACCTCTTATCTTAAAGCCTGATTGTCTATAATAACTAATAGCTTTAGGGTCTTCATTATCTGCTACTAGATAGTTTATATTCTCAGTTGATTCTTGTTTCTTTTTAAAATCTTTCATATCTTTTCTCTCTACCATTTTATCATCTGTTATATGGTTTACATAGATTTCATCGTATATGTATAAATACTTATTCTTTGTATCTACTGCCATACTTACTACTGCATTATATGATGATTCGAATCCAAAGTCAAAACCATAATAATGATGTTGCTGAGGAATAGCTTTAACATCGTTTCTAAATCTTTTAGCATTTAAAGCAACTGTGAACTGTGGTAATACTCTAGTACCGTTAGCTCCAAATCTACCATGACGAGCTACTCTATATAATGGATAGTCATAATTCTGTATATCATCTAATCTAGCTAAGTATTCTTTAGGCAAGAATGGATTATCGTCTGGTGTTGAGTGATGATAGTATACTCCATTAACTATTATGGTTTTCTTCACATATAGTTTTTCATCATCTAATATTACGTCTTCATTGCCTTCGTTATCTAAACGTTTAAAGAAATGTTGATATACCCAATTATCTTTTCCTACTGGATTACATGATAGTATAAAATGTAAGCTTATATTAGGAGTTCTTATTCTACCAAGTAATTCTTTATAAGCATCATATTTTATTTCTGAGCATTCCTCTAACCATACTATAGATACGTCATTGATTGACTTTACTTTGGCAGGCTCATCCATACCTCTAAATATTATTCTACTACCATTTGGAAATATAAATTCTAATGGTGCTTTTCTACTTTGTACTTTTGTCTTTCTATCTTTACGTGATTCCATGTTAGCTAATAAATCCATATCAGTTAGTATCTCTAATAGTAAGTCATAACAGCTTTCTTTGATTGTGCTATATACTTCTCTTACTACTAATACTTTACGTTTCTCTTGTAGACATTTTAATATAAGCTTTAATCCTACTTGATATGATTTACCTGAACCATAACCACCTACTAGCATATACTGCTCATAATCAAAGTCGAATATAAAGTCTGCAAACCTATCGGTTACTTCTTTCTTTATTTCCATAAGCTTTATTCCTTATCCCAATCGTCTGCATCCCAATCAGCTTCTATATCTATATCAGCCTTTTTAGTTTTTCCTTTTTTATCTTTTACATTATTATCCAGTACCTTTTGCTTTGCTACTTCATCATTATGTCTTACTATATTTACTGTTATGTTAGAATCATTATCGTTCAACTCCATAACGTTATCTCTGTTTCTTTTCCAATCATCTGATTTTCTGTTATTAAGCCAAGCAAGTATTGCAGTTACATTAGGAGTAATCTCTTTCTCTGTCTTTTCTATTCTTACTTTCCTATTACCTTTCTCATCTTGGTCACCGTTAATGATTGTCTTTACTTCTGTGGTTTTAAATCCTAGAGCTATTTTTAATAATGCATTCTCTACTTTATAATCTACTATCTCTCTGCCTATCTTTAAGGCTTCTTCAATCTGTGGAAACTCTTTTCTCCATTTCCATAATGTTGGTGTTCCTATTCCAATCTTATCTGCTATGTCTTCGTTGGTATAATCTCTAGCCCAACATTGTAATAATAAAAGCTTCTCTTCCTCTAACCATTCATCTACTTTTGAATTATTTTTCTTACCCACTTTCTGTCCACCTTCTTTTACTTTATCGATTGCTTTTCATATTATCACATTCCTTTAAACCAAGAAAAACCCAGTCTACTGACTAGGATTCCCTTTTCTTATTTTTGTTAAGGAACTACTTGCTATAAGTTATTCAAGATTCCTTTTTTTATTTTAATTGTTTATTCTTCTTTGTATTTCATTTAATAAATCTTCATCACTGTATTGCTTTATTATCTCATCATAATCTATTTCTTCTTCCTCTACTTCATATCTTTCTGCTTGTATATCTGTTTCATCTAGTTCTATTGGTTCTACTACTTCTGCTATTAATTCTATATCATCTGGAAAATTGTCTATCGTATCTATAACATATTGTTGTATAGTATAACTTGAATCAGCTTCTAAACTTTGTTTTAGATATACTGTCATTGCGTCTTCATTATCGTCTAAAGGTTTATAACCTCTTTTCTTAAATTCTTTTAGTATTTCATTTTGCAAAGCAATCATATCTGTTATTTCTATTATGAACTCTTGCTTTGTAGCTTCTATAATCCACTTCTCAAATCCTAAATGTTTATACTCATTATACTCACTTTCAAATTGTTCTTCTTTTAATTCTTCTAAACTATATACTTCATCATCTGCTGCTAAGAATCTTCTTGTTACTTCTGTAATTATATCTAGCATAATCATTGTCTGTATATGTGCTTCAAGTTCTTTTTTAAATAATATAGGGTCTTCGCTTTCTGTTATTTCTATTTCCACTTCTTCTGCAAATTCTTTTTTAAGTTCTTCTTCTGTTTTTATTATTCCAGTAGTTGTATTTATAAATTTTCTCATTATACACTCTCCTTAGTATTTTACTGTTATTGTTTTATTTGCTCTTACTAATTCAAATTCCAATTCAAAATCCGTATCTTCTTCTTCATTTCCACAAACTACTATTCTTTCATCTTCTACAAGTAAAACTTCATATCCTTCTTTATTAAAAGCTGATATCAATTCTTCTTCACTCATCCAAAAGCCTTCTACTATTTTAAATACTTTAGTTTTATCGCCATATACTTCTTCTTGCTCTTTTATTTCAAATCCATTCTTATCTTTATTCCATACTAACATCTTGCTCATTATTCGCCCTCCTGAGCTATTAACATTATAGCTTGTAATTGTGTATTGTTATAAAATGTTATAGCTTCATTATCTGCTTCCATTTCAACCATTACAACTATTTGAGCCAATGTTTCTTCTAATACTGCTTTTATTCTTTCTTCTCTTGTTAATTTCATATTCTCCACTCTCCTAAGTGTTATTTGTTTGTTTCTGTACAATCATTATATCACGAATGCTTTGCTTTGTAAAGTGTTTTTGCTTTTATTTTTAAATTATTTATTGGAGCAAGTGGATAGAATCGAACTACCGTCTGCGACTTGGAAAGCCATTGTTCTGCTATTGAACTACACTTGCATATGTTGAGGGATTTCTCCCTCATATGTTTTGTTTTATATTTCGTTAAATAAGTTTTTATATTCATCTGTTAATAAATTATAGCTGGCACAAGTTGTAAAATCTTGATTTACTAAATACAATATATTATCTTTCTCGATTACAATTAAATTAAATTTTGTTATTTTTCCTACTGGTGAACACTCTTCACAATCTGCTTGCAAAATTACTGCTTTGTTTGTAGGTTTAACATTAATTACGTTATACTCATAAGTATTTTCCTCTAAGTATTTTTCTGTAAACATAACTTCTTTATTCTTCGCTGTTATTTTCATATTCAATCTCTCCTCTGAGTGTTTATATTTGTTTTTCTTCTTACATTCATTATATCACTTTATGTACTTTAAGTCAACTATTTTATATATTATTTCTACAATTAATTAATATTTTTTTACTTATTTTATTGTTATAAATATAAGCTAAATACTTTTCGTTCTTAGTAAACACTGGTTTAAATATCATTCTGTTATCTAATAAGCTATCCATATTATCTGCTTCACTTAAGCTTAAAAACTTCTTAATCTCATTCCATATATTAGATACGGTATCATAAAGATTCTTTGTTATTTTACATATCGCTTTTATAAACTCATCAAATCTATCTGCGTCAATTCCTAAGTTGGTTAAATACTTATAAACTTCTTCATTCATATTATCACCTCTTATAAAGATAGAGCCCGAAGGCTCTTAATGTTAAATCCAAAATAACTTCTCTACAAACTTTTCTAGCTCTTTGCTTTTCTCTTCTTTATCTATTAAATTCAAATCAACTAAAGCTCTTAAATATCCTGTATAATTGTCAATTGCTTCACTTACTGTCTTAAGACTTCTTTTTACCATTTTGTATAAATCTTTGCTGTAATCTTGATAAATTTTCTTTTGCATTTTCTCCACTCTCCTAAGCGATATATTTTATTTTTGTTCTTGTTGTTATCTTTATTCTATCATTTAAGTGAGCTTATGTCAAGTATTATTAGCTTTTTTTATCTTTATTTTTCTTATTATTTTTCTTCTCACTCTTTTCATTATCCAAATACTTTTGTGCTAATATTGCTAAAGCTTCTTCTTTCTTATTCTTTTTGACTTCTCCTTTATCAATAAGCTTTTGAATTGCTTTATCTATTACTCTGCCATCAACAGCTCTAACTTTAGGTCTTCCTGTTAATGTGCTTATCGGAATCCATACTTTATCATTTCCTTCTTCCTCAATCCATACGTCTTTTAACTCATCCATATGATTATCTACAATATCTAGCATCATTAAAAAAGCAGTCGCAGTGTTCTTTATTCCCGTAGCACTACCTACATCTTCTAGTGTATCTAAATATTTGTCGTACTCAGAATACCTCAGAGTTAATGCTTTATTCTTTTTTACTTCTTCTTTAACCTTGTCCATTATTTTACGTACCATATTAAGCTCTGTAGGTAGAATAACCATATTCATAACCTGATATTCTAAACCTATTGCTGACATAGATTGATTTCCTACTTTATCTAAAAGCTGCAGAGTATCATCATCTAATCCAGAATAACTCTTATAGGCTATATCATCTATACTCTCATATAGCTGTTTTAGTATGGCTAAATCATCTTGACCAGTTATACTGTTATGACTAATTTGAATCCCTAATTTTTGATTCTGAGTCAGCTCTTCTTCTGTACACATAATATCTATTTCTTGTAATCCTGCCTCTATAGCAGCTTGTACTCTATGATTTCCTGATAATACTTCCCAATCCCAATTTTCATCTAAACAGCAAAACGGAACTGATGTAAGCTTACCATCATTTTTAATATTTTGCACTAATTGCTGATATTCAGCTGCTTTCATATATCTTGCATTTACTTCTAAGAGTTTAATCTCTCTCGGATTTATTCTTATGATTTTTGTTTCCATTTTTCATACCCCTCCTGCAGAGTCCATTGACCCATCAATGCTCCATAAGTAAGATTATATTTCGTAACCTTTCCAGTTGCTTTATCTACGTCCATTTCTCTACGATTTAATTGCTCGAAAACACTTCTATATTTCATAGAGATTGGATTCTTACTAAATGCATTAGTACATACAGACCTTACTCTTTTATTCATTAAATTCTCAGCTATCTGTTTTACTTCTTTACTTAATATACAATTCAGAACTAATTTGCTCAGATGAGTTTCACTTGTTGGACTTATAGCGAAATCTGTCATCAAATATATAGTTGGTCCTGATATCATATTCTCAAAGCTATTAACTAAAGTCATTGATGTACTAAATGCAAATACTCCAAAAAGTTTATTATCTGTAAATAATCCAAACGCAGCTGATTCTCTAGCTGGTGTAATCATCTTACTCAAATAAACTGCTCTAAGTTCATCAAATTGTTCATGACTTAATTTCTTTATCTCTACATTATTTATCTTATCATTTTTCTTTATTCTTTCTACTTTTAGTAAAGAGTGCTTAGTTAGAGGTCTTATAAATACTCGCTTATCTGTTCTTGAGTAAAAGTATATAGGTTTATTCTTAGCTGTTAAAGCCATTCCTGAATAGAACTCTTGTAACTCTGGTACTATTCTCTCTGTCCCTATAATAAAGTTTTTAGCTTTTTTAACTTTCTCACAAAATATAGCAATATGCTTATCTGGGTCAAACTCTACATAACTTGGAGGTTCATACGTAAAAGTTGTTTCTAAGTCTTTCCACATTTTTTCATATCCACCTTTAAAGAATGGTGGGAAGCTTACAAAACCTGTATCTTCATCTATTTCATCTAGCATATTCATTACATCACCATAATAAAAGTTCTCTATCTTCGTCTCTATATTTTCTAATTTTATACACATAGTCTTGTGCATTTCAGGCCATTGTTCTTCATACGCTTTTAACATCCTTTTAAAATAAGGAATATTCTTTTTTTCATAAGGTAATATATCTGTAGCCAATATCATTGTAGCCATCTTCTCTGTATTAGTATTCATATAATCTCTGAAATATTGGCAGTAACCTTCATAGTCTTCTCGCACTTCAAAATCTACTAATTCTTCTCCTGCGAAATACTTACCTAAGTTTGCACTATATATTGTTACATCATTGCTTAATATAGTTCCTTCAAAAAATTTGCTTATGCATCTTTCTACTGTAAAATTACCTGAACAACCTACATAAATCTTTTCACATTTCCAATCTTTTATAACATTTGCCATTACCTTTAATCCACTAGCCGGTATACTTCCTTGAAACATTTTGCACCTCTTTCTTAATTATCAAATAGGCTATCAATGTAAGCTTTTGTACTTATCTTCATTTCTTCTGACTTAGCTTCGATTTCTTTTGTGCTATCATTTAACCTTATATTAGCTTCTTCTCTTATTCTATCTTCTAAATATTTATTCATTTCAGATACTATTTCCTGTTTTTCATTTTCCACTTTAAGAACTAAATCATTGTGATTTCTTTTCCCTGCTTCTTGTTCTTTTTCATTATATAAATTTAATATATCTGTTTTTATTTGGTCTTCTTGACCACTCAATAATTCTGAGTAATAGTTATTTGTAGCTGCATACGTTATTGTGCTTGACATTGTAATTGTTATTAATATTGCAATTACCTTATTTTTTATTTTCATTAGTATCATCCTTTTATAAGAAGGCAGATAAACTGCCTCTCTTTTATTTTATTTTCATCTTAGTTTGCTTCAATATCTTCTTTAAATCTGCTTTATCATCTAATAGCTCTGGTATCACTATATCTATATTGTACTGCTTTAACAACTCTTCTTCCAACCAATTAGCAATCATATGTCTGTGGCAAAACTCTTCTCCACTATTGATTTTAGCTTCACTCTCATGACATAATAATATCGCATCTTCTCCTAAATCATTATATACCTTTAGAGGGTCTAATTGGTCTAATATTTGGTTTCTATAAACTTCTTCATATTCTTGTTGATTTTCTATTTTAATCATTTCCCATGTAGGGAATAAAGGTGGATATTTTCTTCCGCTCCAATATCTACTACTTCTAGCGACACTAACTCCATTCAAATCTCTACCTTTAAAATTATTACTGTTTAATCTTGCAAAATAGCTTGTCTTCATATCTCTCTCACCTCAAATTCTGTAACTTCTCCGTTTCCAAATATATCATAAGTTATATCTACTATTGTAGCTTTCTCTTCACTTGTTACTGATTCAAGAACTCCTAAGCCAATATCTCCATTTACATCGTAGTTACAGATAAACTCACTTCCATCTTCTGCATGAATTTCTCCATGAGCTCCAATTTCTTTTACTTTTATTATCGCTTTCATATCTACTCTCCTAAGTGTTTATTTTGTATTTCTATATACTCATTCTATCACATAATGATGTTTTTGTACATAGTTTAATCAAAATTATTGCTTTTTTATCTGCTTTTATTTAATCTCTAGGGTCTATCTTATCTTCCTTAATATCTATTAAGCTACAATTTTCATGTCTTTTCTTTGTGTATCTTTTTAAAATTACATCGTTGTTATTATAACCTTTCTTTAACGGTAGATTACAAAATACATCTGTACAATCTAAACAATTGCTTGGCATATTTTCCATCCCTGTTTTCTTTACTATCATTTTGCTACCTCCAATTTTTGCTTAACTAATTCTATTAGTGTATCAGCTATGCTTTCTATTGATGTATTTTCATTTATTGGTGCTCTTGTAATTTTGTCATATAAAGAATAAGCCCAACCAAAGTTTTCTTCTTTTCTTCTGAGAAATACTTTAAAACCATTCTTTAGAGTTAGCTCAATATAATAAACTTGCATCATATCAAACTTATTCAATAAAGCTTTAATTACTTTTTCTCTTTTCATCGTTAATCCTCACATTCTAAATTACAAGTATCTCTTGAATGTATACGGCAATCACAATCATCTGGCCAATCTCTAGCAGCACCAACTATTTTCTTTCTTGGAGTTCTTTTAAGCTTTTTCTTATGCACTTCCTTTTCATCACTTATATCTGTAATTGTTTTTTCTTCTTTACTCATTAATTCTGCTTGACTTTGTAGCTGAGTTTCAATCGATGCTATCAATGATTCATAATTATCCTTATCTACCTTATAAACCACTTCTCTTATTTTGTTATCAATTATTATTCCTTCTAAAGCTTCCTTTGCTAAACTTAGCTGTTCCTCCAAATACTCTTGATTTGTCATTTTAACACTCCCTTTTTATTTTTTTGTTTTATTTAACTTCTTAATAACATTCTATCATATAAAGCTCGCTTTGTACAGTTATTTATTAATTTAATAGCATTTGTTTTCCTTCTTCACATACATTATCACTATTTAAACAACTACATATTTCATAAGCTTTACAATCTTTTTTATATTTACAATCTGAGCAGCATATACTACCAACATCAGGATGAACTCTACATTCATAATCAAACCCACAACTTTTCAAATTATATCACTCCTTTTTCTATAAATACTCAGAATAGCTATCTCGTATTGCTGTTTTAAGACATTTAATTAAACTAAGGTATATATTAGTATTAGTTAACGTCTTAAATCTTCTTATATGATATTCTCGTCATTCCTGTCGTTCTTCACATTCACTACATATACCGTAACTACATGGTACTCCTTCATTTTTACATTTTAATATTTCTTGATATAATTCTAGCTGCTGATTATTTTGCTCTGATATTGTTTTTAACTCTGCATTTGTTTTTAGTTCATCAAATCCTATCGTAGAAAATTTAGCTTTATCTTCTGTTTTTGTAAATCTATCAAACATGAAGTGTTTAGAATAATCTCCTATCTTTCTGCTTTTCTTTAAATCTTCTAAATAATCTAACTCCATTACAACCTTCCTTTCTTAATTAAATATTTCTCCACATCACTCAAATATAAGATTACTTCTTGAATCTCTTCTTGCTTAATCGTTACTTCTCCATCTTCATTTTCCTCAGTGAATCTTTTATAAGGAATAGGAACTGAGTAGCCATTACCATTTTTGTTAGCATACTTCTTTAAAATTTCTGATATAAACATTAAAAAGAATGGAATTAATATTTCTCCACCAATTTGAAAACTACCTCTTACTTTGAATAATTCTATTCCTATATATAGCATTATATAAGGTATTAACACTTGCAATAATATCGCTGCATTATACACATTATATTCAATTACATAAATTATTCCATAAGCTATTTCTACTATTAATTCTTTTATACTATCAAATAATTTTCTCATTTGCTATGTTCTCCTTTTATAAAAATAAGAGGGATAGGCTTAACCCTCTTTAACTAAATATTGACTAATCTTTTTTACCAGCAGTTGACCAAACTGTTGAAAAGTATTTTCTGTGCAGTGAACACATTATTAATATCTAAACAAAGGAGATTTTCACATCCTTTCAATTCTATATTTTTTTTGTTTGCCTATTTTATTGAGGAACAGGATTAACCTCTTTGCCCAACAACATACTAAGAAGTTTAGCACTTCCTTTTATAGTATATTTTTTGTTCCTGTTTTTGATCGCTGTTACTTGCTGCTCTGATGTTACCTTTTGATTAAACCATAAAGAAGAGAATTTTCACCTCTCTTTCTATATGTATTTTGGTACTGAGTCATTATAACACTTGAGGGAATGTTATAAGAACTGCTTATATATAATAAAGTATACTACATTGTAGGTTATACAATATTATTTTCAAATTTATTTACTCATTAATTTAGCCTGTTGAACTCCTTTAGTTGCTGCCGCGTCTGCTAAATCATTGAATGTATTTCCAGAGTGTCCTTTTACTTTCAATATACTTATAGTCTTGCTTGTGTCTGATAACAATTCATCTAAGCGTATCCACAAGTCTTTATTTTTAACATCTTCCAATTTTGATGTTTTCCATTTATTTTTTTTCCAGTTATCTAACCATTTTTTATTAACTGCATCTACAACATAAGCACTATCTGAGAAAATCTCTACTTCTTCAAATCCTAAACTATCTGCTTTCTTTAAAGCTTTTATAACTGCTAAAAGTTCCATTCTGTTATTAGTTGTATGAGTAGCATATCCTATTATCGTAATTCTTCTTTCTGGTAATAATAGTACAGCTCCCCATCCCCCTGGGCCTGGATTACAACTACAGGCTCCATCTGTAAATATCCTTATTTTATTTATCATCATCTTCTTCCTTTTCTACTCTTTCATTTACTCTATCATCTGACTTAGCCATACTGAATAATTTTATTACTGTTTTAGCAATAACTTCATACATCAAATACCCATGTACTGAGCCTAACCATTCGTGATTAGTATCTGTCTTAAGGCTTAAAGTCCAATATGTAACTTCGCCTATAAAGCAAGAATGATTTATCCATTGTATTCTTACTGCAAACTTTTGGATGAACTTATTAATATACTTTTCTAAAAGTTCTTGAGGAATCTCTTTGCCTTTAAACTTATCAAATGGTTTTATCTTGTAAAGACATTTGGTTATAATTTCTTTGTTCTTTTCCATCCTATAGTCTAGCATTAATATATCTTCTGTTTTTATCTTACTCAACTCCTCTTTCTAAAAAATAGCCTCTGATGCTTTATGCGGCAGAGGCTATATTGTTATTTTATGAGATTAGATATCCCATTCATCGTCATCTTCTGGTTCTTCTTTTGCTTTTGTTTTTGCTTTCTTAGATGCTTTAGGAGCTTCATCAGCTTCTTCTTCATCCCATTCTTCATCTTCTTCTGGTTCTGCAGCTGCTTCTAACTTTGTGATGTAATATTTAGCTGGCTTCTTTTGTTCTACTTTGATTCCGTTTTTCTTACATAACAGATATAATTCTTTTGTAGTCATTTCAGAGTAATCAACATCAGCTTCATCCTCTTCCACTTCTTCTTTTTTAGCTTTCTTAGCTGGTTTTGCATCTGTTCCAAAACCTTCTTCTTGTAGCTTAGCGATCATATCAGCTTTCTTTGTAGAAGTGAATTTAACACCTTTACTTTTTCCAAACTCATACATAGCTTTCGCTGTCATACTTTCGATATCAACTGATTCATCATCGGAATCTTTTGCTTTGACTTTTTGCTCTTTCTTAGTTTCTTTTGGAGTTTCGTCTGCTTCATCTTCTGAATCTGATTCTTCTACTCCCTCTTTCAATGCACTATTCAATTTGTTCATTGTATTGTACTCTGGTAGAGCTCCTAGTAAATCCATTACGCTTT